CATCCCTGCCGTAGCCTACCGTGCCGGGGGCCGGCGTGTGGCCGGCCGCCTACGGAGATCGCGGATTGAAATATCCTCGCCAACCTACCCCGATCGAAACCCACCGCGCCCTCTTCCTGACGGCGCAGCGGATTATCACGCGGCATATGTTGCCCGTGGATCCGCGCAAACCGGACAATGACAATTGATGCGCTGGCACGCCACCATCCACTACCGCACCAACGCCGTGGGCACCGTCGACGTCGAGCACGACCTCGACGAGCTTGAGGATCTCCACGACCTCGTCGAGGCAGGGCCTCACTGGGACACGATCGAGAAGATCGTCGTGCTCCGCGGCGAGACTCTCGTGCCTGATCTGACGGTCGAGAAGGCGTCGACGCTGTGAACATTGTCCACGTCCGCGGATCCTGGGGAGAGCTAACTGTCCACGCCACTACCGGGATCATCATCGAAGCCAAGCATGATGAGCTAACCGAAGATGACCTCGCCAGGGGTTATCGCGGCTATCGCGACATCGCCTTTTTCGACCCAGTCCCCTTCGCCCATGAAGGCGGCGATGAATTCGACATTCTTTCGGCCGGATACTGGCACACTGACGGTACCTACGTCGAACCCCTGACCGTCCGCACTTTCGAGGACAGGTATCGTGGCGTCACCTTCATGGAATTTGATGATTGGGTGCCGCTCGCTCTTCTGGAGTTCCATGTATGACCCAGTGGACGGACGACCTCGTCGACAGCGCCATGTGCCTGTGGGAGGCGATGCTCGATCTCAAATCGGGCGACACGTTCGAGGAGATCACCCAAGCCTTCGCGCAGAACGGCTATGCCAGCATGCGCGACTTCGCCCGTTCCTGGGCTGAGCAGTGTCACAACGACTGGCTCGAGGTTCATCCGCACGAATTCGACGACTGCTTCGATTGGGAGTGGTGCCCGATGTGGCTCCGCGAACGGATCGATTGGTCGGAACCACACCATCCCCGCATCAAGAGGAAATGATGACCCTCTACCCCAAACTCTATAAGAAAGACTCCGCCGGTCGTCTGCGCTTCTGGCAGATGGAGCTGGACGGCGACCGCTACCGCACCATCTCCGGCCTCGTCGACGGCAATCCTGTCGAGAGCGGCTGGACCACCGCCGTGCCGGCCAGTCAGCCAAACGGACCGCAGCAGGCGATGTTCGAGGTCAACGCTAAATACCGGCATCAGCTCGACCGCGAATATCATGAGACGCCGGACACGGTGGACACGCCCAACTTCTTCGAGCCCATGCTCGCGCAGAAATTCAAGAGCTGGTCCGGGCCGTGCTGGTCGCAGCCCAAGTTGGACGGGATCCGCTGCATTGCCCGGGCCGAAGGCCTGTTCAGCCGGCAGGGGCAGCCGATCACGGCAGTGCCGCACATCGAAGAGGCACTCGCGCCGATCTTCGCACGTGACCCCGACGCGGTCCTCGACGGCGAACTCTACAACCACGAGCTGGCCGACGACTTCGGCGAGATCAGCTCGATCGTGCGCAAGAAGAAACCGAGCGCCGAGGATCTCGCGAAGGCTCGGCAGCACATGCAATACCATGTCTACGACATGCCGAGCGTAGACGGGGATTTCCGGGCCCGCATGATCGCGGCGCACCATACAGTATTCGGGAACGATGCGCTCCCTAAGGAGAGCCTCGAAGCCCCGGGCGGTGGCGTGATCTATCTAGAACACCAGGCGATGATCCGAATGGTCGACACCCGCTTCTGCGAGGACGCCGACGAGCTGGATGACCTCTACGGCAACTATCTCAACGCCGGCTACGAGGGCCAGATGATCCGCCTCGCCGGCCCCTACGAGCAGAAGCGCTCCAAGCTGCTGCTGAAGCGCAAGGAATTCACCGACCAGGAATTCGAATGCGTGGAGATCCTGCCCGGCAACGGCAACTGGGCCGGCCTCGCCAAGCGCGTGACTTGCCGCCTGCCCGACGGGCGTACCTTCGGCGCCGGGATAAAGGGCAACGCCAGCCGTGCCGCGGAACTGCTCAACGAGACCCATAAGGTCGTCACCGTGCAATATTTCCAGCTCTCGCCGGACGGCATTCCCCGTTTCCCGGTCGCAACGAAATTCCACGGCGCCGAGCGGACGCTGTGACCATTCAGGCGTCGGGTGAACTCTCCCGCCGCTTCAACTCGTTCTCGACAGCCTCGCGGATGAAGGACGCCACTCGGTGCTTGCCGACGAGCGCTTTGATGCGCTCGACGACTTCGTTCGGCAACCTGACCGTGGTTGCCTTGACTCCGAGTGGTGGTCGCCCCATGCGCCCGCCACTAACCGCTATCGGTTTGTTTTCCAAGCCGCACCTATGATTGACGCTATAACCGCTATCGCTTATCTATAAGCGATAGCGGTTACGGAGACAAGATGATGGTTCGTATGACCCGCTTACGTCATTCGATCCTCGAACTCGATCGGTTGTGGGGGGTTGCCACCCTTGGGCTGGCCCTTTGTGAAAAAGGGCCGGCCAACGTGTCTACGTTAGCCCATCTATCAGGGCTCACGGAACCGACCTGCCGTCGTCAGCTTGCCAAGCTCGTGATGATTAACCGGGCCCGGCGCGTGTCATCCAGCCGCGGCCTTTGTTATGAAGCAACCGCAAGCTTCTCCGCAAAAACTGCATCAATAACCAAATCGTTAACCTGCGTTTCAATCTGAAATACAAGACACTTTACCTCAATCACCCTCCGGCTTATCGGCCCCACCGAAGGCCGGGGGGCCTCTGCAGTCCTAGCGATTTCAACCCCTAAGATAGGGGCTCTCCCACTATGTCTTTGCTCCGTGATCTCCGCGCCCGCGCGGGGGTTCGACAACTGCTGTCCGACATCGACAGCAACCCGAAGGTCAAAAAGAATGGCAAGCTTGGTGTGCTCACCGCGGTCCTTCACCTCGCCCCGGCAAATTTGTCGGGCTACGAGGTATGCCCGAAGCGCTCGCCAGGCTGCACGGCTGCTTGTCTGCACTTCGCCGGCTCGCCGGCGTATATGGCAGCGAAGAATGCCGGCCGAATTCGTAAGACGCGCCTTCTGTTCAGCGACCGCGATCTCTTCCTCAATATCCTGGCTCTCGAGATCGCCCAACACATTCGTCGGGCCGATCGCCGCCAGATGGAAGCCGCCGTTCGCCTCAACGCCACCAGCGACATCGTTTGGGAGCGAAAAGGCTTCACACCTTACCCTGAGGTGGCGGCCGCTCTCGGCATCGATAGGAAAATGACGACGATCGATAGGATATTTCCTACAGGTGCAGTCTCGTTCTATGACTACACGGCAATCCCGAATCGGCAGCCGAATGCAAACTACCATTTGACGTTCTCACTGAAGGAACACAACGTGAACGACTCCATTTTGGAGCTTAAACGGGGCAGAAACCTCGCAGTGGTTTTCGCCACTTCGGACCTACCTGATTCGTTTACCATTGGCGGTCAGACGCTTCCCGTCATCAATGGAGATGAGCACGACTATCGCCCCGCGGACCCCGATGGCGTTGTTGTGGGCCTCAAGGTAAAGGGAGTGCGTGGTCGCAATGATATCAGCGGGTTCGTGAACCCCTCAAAATCGGAGAAAAGACCTGGTCATTTGTTGGCCGCTTAGTGCGCGGCGCTCACCAATCTGTCATGTGACAACCTCGGCAACCCTGCGTATGAAATGGAGGACTCCAGGAGGAAAGCAACCGTGACAAACCAAGATCAAGTCGTGATCGATCTTTTGGCTGCGTTGAGCGACGCATGGCTGCGCCATTCATCGCCGGATGCCATCGCCAACGACCCCGACAAGATCAGACTCTTGAACGACGCCCGGAATAGCGTCGACCCCAGCAAGGTTCAGGTCCCGGATGATGTTCGGGAGCTATATGAAGGAGTATTTCTGAGAGATGTATGGGCTGATTGAGACAAAGGGGGCCCAGCCTGCTGGTTGGCAGGCTGGGATGTCGGACGGGGACCGCGACGACTATGTCGCGGAGCTGATGAAAGCAGGGCGCCCGGTCAAATCCATCGCCGAGACCATAGGTCAGCCCGTGGATTACACGCGCAAGATTGTGCGCCGCCTCAAAGCAGAACGGGGCATCACTTATGAGCGACCGAAGGAAAAGACGATCGGTAGCGACAGCCTCACAGAGGCCAGCGCCCCGATGCGTCGCCGCCTTGCCGACCACCTGAATGCGGTTCGCGAGCGCCTAGGGGCCGGACTTTCAATCCGGCAGAAGGGGGCGCTCGCCGCCAGGGCAATCGGCGTTTTTGCCAAAACGCAGAACGTGGCGATCGTGCGCCCCTTCAACCATGATTGGTCCCTCACCCAGATCGAGCGCCTTGCCAAAGCGCAAGGCGAGGAGTTCAGGGACTTCATCGTGAAACTGGTACTTTCTCCCGAGGAGTATGCAAAGGTCGTGAAGTGCCTGAGCCGGTAACCGAATATTTCATCCTTGCCACCAAGCTGAACCGCAACCGCGGACTTGCACTCGTCCAGGTCGCAATCAAATCCGAGATGTCCAAACTTCTCGAAAGGACGACCAATCCCCGCTTGCGTGCTGCGATCCTGAGAATCGTCAGAACCTGACTGAAATGACCTGGTCATAAGGTCTGCTGGCCGAGACAGCGGAATTTGTGATCAGTAGATGGGACGGCCCTATTTCAGGAGCCGAACCAGTCATGACGTCGCCCTTTCGTTCTCAGTTTAGCCTCGACATCTTCAATCAAAAATATCGGCACGATGGATGTGAAACGTGGGATGATCTTGCGGACACTCTCGTAGCCGATGTTTGCGCCCGATACATGACTTTGGGCGACATGACGCAGTTGGCACAGTATATTGCCGAGATGAAATTTATTCCTGGCGGGCGTTATCTGTACTACGCCGGCCGGCCTAATCCGTTTTTCAACAACTGTTATCTCCTTCGCTCGGAAGAGGACACTCGCGAGGATTGGGCAGACCTCAGCTGGAAGGCTGAGTCCTGCCTGATGACCGGCGGTGGCATTGGCAACGACTATTCGCGCTACCGCGGCGCCGGCTCACCCATCGCCCGCACAGGGGGTGTTGCGAGCGGGCCATTGCCGAAGATGGAGATGATCAATGAGATCGGTCGCCGTGTGATGCAGGGAGGCAGTCGCCGTAGCGCGATTTACGCCTCCCTCATCTGGAGCCACCCAGACGCGAGGGACTTCCTCGTCATTAAGGACTGGGACCGGTATCCTGTCCCCGGCACCGATCTCACCCTTGCCGATCTCAAGAACAAAGACTTCAACTGGCCGTGTCCGTTGGACATGACCAACATCAGCCTCAACTACGACGACGCTTGGCTGGCTTCGTTCCAGCAAACAGGCCAGGTGGGCGATATTTTTCTCACCAACGTGCGCCAGGCACTCAAGACGGCCGAGCCCGGCTTCAGCTTCAACTTCGGCGCGAAATCGAACGAAACGCTGCGCAACGCCTGCACCGAAGTGACCTCCGAGGACGACAGTGACGTCTGTAATCTGGGCTCGCTCAACCTCGGCCGCATCGAGACCATCGACGAGTTGCGGGACGTCATCCGCCTCGCGACGATGTTCCTGATCTGCGGAACGCTCCGCGCAAAGCTGCCCTACGGCAAGGTCTATGACGTCCGGGAGAAGAACCGGCGCCTTGGGCTCGGCCTGATGGGCGTCCATGAATGGCTCATCAAGAGGGGGTACCAATATGAAGTCGTCCCCGAACTTCACGATTGGCTCGGTGTTTACAGAGACTGCAGCGATCGAGTGTCTGCGGAATTTGCGGATGCTCTCTCGATTTCGCGCCCTGTCGCGAACCGAGCGATCGCTCCTACCGGTACCATCGGCATCATGGCTGGTACCACCACCGGCATCGAGCCCTTGTTCGCCGTCGCCTACAAGCGCCGCTACCTGAAGAGCGGCACCGACTGGCACTATCAGTTCGTCGTCGATGGCACCGCCAAGGAGATGATCCAGAACTATGGCGCCGATCCCGACAACATCGAAAGCGCCATCGATCTCGCCACCGACTACGAGCGCCGGATCGCATTCCAGGCCGACATTCAGGACTATGTCGACATGGCGATCAGCTCGACGATCAACCTCCCTGAGTGGGGCAGCGAACACAACAACGAGGACACCGTCGCCGGCTTCGCCGACACCCTCGCCCGCTTTGCTCCGCGCCTGCGTGGTTTCACTGCCTATCCCAACGGCGCCCGCGGCGGCCAGCCGCTGACGCCGGTCTCCTATCAGGAAGCGGTCCTCCACGAGGGGCAGGAGTTCGCCGAAGAGCATGTCGACATCTGTGACCTGCGCGGTGGCGGCATCTGCGGGTCATAAGACCAGGTCATTTCTTTCTATTTGCGAGACCCAAGACCCCGATCAGTATAGCTGGTCGGGGTCTTTTCTTTTGGAGACCCACCGTGCCCGACGATTTGATCGACGAGATCATCGAAGCCGCTATTGATTACGGGGCTGCCCATCAGCGCCATGAGGACGCCCTTGCCGAAATGGAGGGCACTGCCGAGGACCTCGCCGAGCTGCGTGTCCTCTACGATCTCCACCGTTCCACTGTTCATTGAGAGAGATATGAACCGTCTCCCCGACATCTTTCGTTTGCAGATCCTCGCCTGGGCCGAAGGCATCATCGATTCCCGCGATCCGGACGAAGTCATCACCCGCAAGCGCGGCGAGCCCTACATGAACCGCTGGTGGGCCGCCCGCCGTACCGGCGGTGACGTGGACAGCGTGTACATCCACCGCTTCGTCCGCTCGGACAGCGAGGAGATGCACGACCATCCCGCCGCCAACATCTCGGTCGTCCTCAGCGGCAGCTATGTCGAGGAGACGCCTGAGGGCACCTTCATCCGCAAGCCGGGCGACGTCGTCTATCGGCCGGCCACGGCGCTGCACGCGATCAAGAGCATCGAGCCCGGCACGACGTCGCTGTTCGTGTTCCTCCGGCGTGAGCGGGAGTGGGGCTTCCAGACTGTCGACGGTTGGGTGCCGCACATTCTTTTCCAGCAGGAGAGGCAGCTCGCCTATGCCTAAATTCCAAGTTGGCGACCGCGTCCATAAGGACAGCGGCGACTACACATTCGAAGGCGAGGTTGTCGCCGCCTTCGCCAAGAAATCCGGCACCGTCCGCTATGTCGTCGAGGACGATCGCGGACTCCTATTCATTTTCAACGAGAGCAGCCTGAAGTTGTTCAACGAGAGTAGCGTGAAGCTGGTCGAAAACTGGGAAGATGACGCAGCCGCGCTCAACTTCCTGATTGGGCGCGACTTTACGGTAAAACGCAGCGGCCGGATCACCTGCCCGTTCGATAGGCAGCTCACTACTAACGAAAAAAGCGCGATCGATTACCTTTGGCTCGAGTGGGATTATGCCTTCCAGAAGATTTAAGCATATCAAGCGCGGCTCGACCTACACCGAGGTCGGCCGCGGCGAACTCCAGAAATCCACCTCTCGCGAGCTTGTCGAAGGCGATAGGCTCGTCGCGTATCGCGGTGATGACGGTTGCCTTTGGTTTCGGCACGAGGATGAGTTTCTCGACGGCCGGTTTCAAGAGATCGAATCTGATACTGCGCGCGTGGCTTCGGTAGCCGCAGTCGCTACCGAATTGGAGGAAATATGACGCTCAGAGACGTGATCGGCCTTTTAGCAGGCGGGGAAGCCCGTATCGTGCTCGACGATGAAGGGTATCCCGAACTGCTCACCCGGCACGGCAGTGTCTCCGCTCTGTGGGACCAACTTTGCCGGGAGGGCTGGCTGGAGTCGATGCCCAACGGCGGCACGTTCAAACTCTCAGACGCAGGGCTGCTGGCGTATCTCCGCAGCACCGACGAACTCGGTGACGGCCAGTTGGTATCGCCGTTGGTATCGAAGGAGGCTGTTTAGATGGAAGGTTGGGGTGGAACCGCAGGCCCTTATTGCGAGCCGGAAACCGCAGCAGCACCCGGCACATCTATCCGTGACGTAGCCGCCGCCTCCCCCTTCGAGGGGAAACTGGAACCGGAGGCGCGCTCCCAGCGGACGCCGGAGCAGGCCGCGCTCACATCGATCGCAGTCTCGCTCAAGCGGATCGCCGACACACTTGATGGTACGACTGCTGGTATTTGCGTGTCGCAGACGATCTTCGCCGGGCGCAACTAAGTTCCCGAGATAGGATTTGAATTGACATGATCGACTGGAAGCCCATCGCCGAGATGCCCGAGGACCGCAAAGACGGCCGCGAGATGCTGCTCTGGGATGGCACCAGTGCCGATGTTGGTGTGTGGGCTTCCGAGCGTTGGTGGGAGGAAGGACCTGGTTGGAACGAAACGACCGAAGGTGGCCCGTTGAACGACATCACACACTACGCCGACATCAACCCGCCTGTTGGTACGATCGAGTGGCATGTGGCCTGGCCGCCCTCGTACTTCGGCAAACCTAAATCCTGAAGCAGGACTTGAGTTGATATGCCTGAAGCACCCTGCACAATCCTAGGCGGCCTACCCGTGATCGCCGAGGTCTGGTTCACCCGCGGTGACGGGTGGACGACCGACGACGACGCTGGAGTCGATGCACTCTACTGGCAGAAGCGCGATGGTTCGAAGGCCAAAGAGGTTTCGCAGGCGGTCTACGATCGCCTCGAGAAATTGGACCCTTACTGGGAAGCGTCGGTGACTGAGCAGGTTTGCGATTATCTCGCCTACAACCAGGACATTGAAAATGATCCGCAACGAACAACACCGCCGCTGGTTCTGGCGCGTCCGTCATCGCTACAGCCCGAGTTGGTGGGCAACGCCTGATTGGCTCGTCCGCCGCGAGCTACGGATGAAATCACATCGTAGGAATTTCTGATGGCCCTCAGCCTCAAGAACATCTTCTCACGCAACAACGGCGCCTCCGACATGAAGGTCGGCAGCGTAGGCAAGATTAACATCAACGACCGCTGCTACGATCTTGGCGGCCGTTCGCTCGATGTCAAAGGCGACATCGACGATCCGGAGTCCGTCCACCAGCAGGTCATCGCCCAGGGTGGGGTCGAGATCCCGCCCACCGGTTGGTGGTGCAAGCGCTGCAAGCAGGACGTCGACTACGACGTCAAACGATGCGGCTGTACCGAAAGCCCAAGTCCGTGGGAGCCTGTATGGCAAAGCTGAACCACCCGTATGTTGAACACGATCCACCTCACAATGGGTGGCATGTGTACACATTCGAGACCGAGGGGCTTAGCTGGCGACTGACGACCATCAACAACGGTCGAGAGCCTGCCCATAGCCTGATCTCGAATGATGGGCCGAACGTAGGACCTTGGCCCGATTACAACATCCTGTCTCTCGATGGAGTTTTATCGGTCGACGCCTGCGTCGCCTTTATCGAGCGTGCGTTCGCAATGTTCAACAAAGGTCACGGCCTTGGATACGCTAAGCGCGGCGCTGATGTCCGTGCGGCTCTCGGAATCTGACCCATGCGTGAAGACCAAATGAAATGTCCCGCCTGCGGCGACGTCGCTGAGAGCGACAGCGTTGACGTGGGCGTAGGCCTCCTTGTGCGCGGCAATTTCGCCTGTGCGTGCGGCTGGGAGATCGACGGCCCCGAGGATTTTGGCTTCGTTCGGGAGGACGAACTGGATAACGTCTTCGCCCCAATTAGGAGTTACGAAGAATGAGTGTCGTCACTGGAGTCATGCTGATCACGCACTGCGTGGAGGACGCGCAACGAGGGTATGACCCGTTCATCCTCATCAACACCTGGCTCGACGAGCGCGGGTTTGGCGCTCTCATTCGCGTGGACGATGCCACCGGTGGTAGCAAGCACCCGCAATACCATGCTTTCGGCGCCGGCTTCAATTACTTCCACTGTCGGGATGAGTTCGTCGAGTTGATCACCAAGCAGATTGAGTGGGATGAGCCGTCAAATGTCGTGTTGATTCTGCAACCAGAGGACGGCCGAACGGAAGTCTATCGACCAATATGACGTACTACAACGCCCGCGCCGAGCGCGATCGCAAAGAGCGTGACACACCCGAGCGCATCCTCGAAATCGCCCGCCTCAAAGGCGAGTTCACTGTCTCCCTGCGCTATCGTGACGACTGGCTTCGTCGCCGGTGCCACAAACTCAAGAAGAAGGGCCTCCTGCGCGGCGGATACCGCGCAGGTGGTCAGTTGATCTATTATCCTGTCGAGGACAAGCAATGCCCCGCATAAGTGTCGAGCGATCGATCCGCGTCTATGATGATGATAAAGGCTGGTATGTACAAGTCGGTCCCGATCCGGATGGGCTCGATCTCTGCCGTATCCTTTACAGCGAAACCCATCAGCAGCGGGAAGTCATAATCCCTTGGCCCCATGCACAAGAGCTGGCCAAGGCGATCACCGAGCTTTCTGCTCATCATGTCGACTGACGCCCCCACCCTCCGAGACTATCAGATCGAACATCTCGGCTTCCACATAGCCGCCAAGAAATCCCTCAACACCAGCCACCCCGGAACCGGCAAGACGCCCACCGTGTGCGTGCTGTCCTGGTTCCACTGGGAGCGTCGTCAGAAGAAGACCGTGTGGGCGATGCCTTTGTCGCTCATGAAAAAGAACCGCGGTGAGATGGTGAAATTCACCGAGTTCGCCGAGGACGACGTGGTCATCCTCGAGAGCGACCATGCTCCCTTGACGAAGAGCTGGACCGGGCCGACGATCGTTCGGCAGAAGAAAATCCGCAGCCTCGCCGTCCGCATCGCCGACGCCCGTGCCAGCGGCGTGACGGTGCGGCGGACGCACACGTACGCATTGGAGAAGCAGGGGATCACCCCGATCGAGCGCGTGGAGCTGCAGGGTCCGGTCCAACCTGGATGTCAGCCGCCGCACGCCTATCGCGTCGGCAAGGCGCTGGTCGATCCTGCCGTTTATGATCCCACCACTTCGGTGATTGTGACCGCCGTCCTCGGCCCGAGCGGCGCGCCACAATACGAAAAGAACGTCACCGAGGACGAGGAAGCGATCGACCTGATCGCGGCCGCGGCCGACGCGAAGGTGTTCATCGTGTCGTTCGCCTTCCTGCGATCGCACTGGCAGCGCCTGCTCGACACCCATCCCGATATCGACCTGTTCCTCGTCGATGAGCTGCACCTTGGTTACAAGCGACCGGAGAGCGAGCAGACACAGAGCTTCTACTACATCAACCAGCACTGCGAAAATTTCGTCGGGATGACCGGCTCGCTCGTGGACGGCCAGCTCGACAGCGCCTTCCCTGCGATCCACGTCATCGAGCCGCGCTATTATGGCAGTCACGCCGGGTTCCTGAACGAGCATGCAGGCTTCATGGACAACTACGGCCGCGTCCTTGTCTGGAACAACGAAGACAAGGTCAGACAAATCCTGGAGCGCCACAGCCGGCAGGTCACCTTCGAGCAGGCCTATGGCAAGGAAGACGTGGTCTTCTTCCACGAGCTGGTGGAGGTCGGGCCCAAATGCCGCGCCCAATATGACCTGTTCCACGAACAGGCCATGCTCGAGCTTGAGAATATGGAGGTGCTCGACGGCACGCTGCCCGGCGTTGCCGTGATCAGAGCCCGCCAGATCCTTGGTCACCCCGAGACGATGGGGATCGCCAAGGGCGAAGAGACTGGCAAGGACCAGCGTCTTCGCATTTACGCCGCCGAGGGGCAGCCGATGCTCATCTTCGCTGCCCTCAAACCTGAACAACGCCGCATCGTCAAATTGATGCAGGACTGCGGTCTTCGCACCGGCCTCATCAACTCCGACGTATCCTTCAACAAGCGCAACGAAATCGACCAAGCTTTCCGCAATGGTCAGCTCGATGTCATCGTCGCCTCCGGCCCCACTGCCGGCGTCGGCTACAATTGGGAACGAGCCGACCACGTCATCTACCCATCCGTCGACTATCAGGACGTGAACTACATCCAGGCCTATCGACGGGCCAGTCGTGGCACGCGGACCAAGACCCTGCGTGTCACCTCACTCGAATATGAGGACACCATAGACAGGCGCCAGTATGAGATCCTGGCGCACAAATCGCAGTTGGCGAACAAGGTCGATCCAACCCGACCTGTTCTTCAATTTGCAGCATAAATGACCAGGTCTTTTGTTTCATTATCCTTGAGAGATGTCGCTTAACCGGCGAAATCCATCTTGGGCGCCTTGCCCACTTATGCTCTCAATCTGGAGACTTTATGGCTACCAACTCCGCTCTTGCTTCCGTGCTCGATCAGGCTCAGCAGGCCGCTCAGGCTTATGTGCCGCCCCAGGTCCAGACGGCGCCGGAGAATCTCCCCGCACCCGCCAACAACAACAACACCGCACTTGCCAAGCCGACGCTCGCCCAGGCCGCAGAAAGCGGCGGCCTCGACGTCGATGACTTCCTCCAGGTGAAGGCCGAAGGCCTGAAGCTGGGCAAGGACTTCAAGGGCCTGCTCGAGGAGCTGACTGTCGAGATCGACATGACCGAGGTCGCGTTGATCTGGTCGGCGCGCGGCGAGACCGCCGGCAAGACGACCTTCATCAAGAGCTACGATGGGGTGACGACCGCTCAGGGTCAGAACTTCCAGCTCGCGATGAGCCACCTCCAGCGGACGAACACGAAGTTCGATGGACCTTATCAGTCCGCCGAAATTCCGTTCGAACTGGTCGATGACGTCAAGGATCCCAAGTCCGCGCTCGTCATCGACTCCGGCACCCGCATCGGCCTGACCCCGTCGATCACGGGCTTCAAGAGCTTCCAGCGCTTCCTCAAGAAGCTGCAGAAGGAAGACCCGACGCTGCTTGAGGCCACCCTGAAGGTGAAACTGACGCACGCCAAGCGCACCAACTCGAACAACAACGAGTGGGGCGTGGTCGAGTTCGAGAAGCTCGAGGTTGTCTGATCTGACTGCCCGAGGCCCCAGGCAAAACCTGGGGCCTCGCCTCGTTGCCGCGGCCGAGCATTTTTATGACCTCAGCGAAGGCACTATTTTCTCGAGCCGGCGCCGTGGTCGCCCAAGCCTGGCTCGCTGGGCTCTTTGCCATGTCCTCGTCGAACATGTTGGCTGGTCGCTCAATCGCACCGGCAAGATGATCGACAAGGACCACAAGGCCGTCGCGCTCGGATGCGCAAAGGCCAAGGAATTGCTGCGCACCGACCCCGTATTTTTCGAGGCGGTGCGCTATTTGCGTGGACTGGTCGCTCCTGAATGATCCACATCTACGACGGAAACAACGTGATGCTCCGTGCGATGTCGAAGCAGCTTCTCCCATCAGAGAAGCCGATGTCGATGCGTATGCGCTATCACACCACCCTGGCCGCCCCGCTCCACACCCAGATCTGGGTGTGGGATGGCTATGACCATAACCGGCGCCGCAAGGAAATCTACCCAGCGTACAAGGCCAACCGCACGCCGATGGCGGAGGACATGTTCGCGCAGATCAAGCTCTGGCGTGAACTGTTGACGCTGTCCCCCGGCATTCAGATCGAGTGCAAGGGGTGGGAGGCGGACGACGTCATCTTCACCCTCGCCCGCCAGTTCGCCGGCCGCGGCACCGACGTCACGATCCACACCAACGACCTCGACTACGCACAGCTCGAGGAAATGCCGAATGTTACGCTGAACGGCGTTCGCAAGCCCAACTCGGCTCTGACGGCGCGGTGGATCCCTTTGTATAAGGCAACCCGCGGCGACCCGTCCGACAACATCTCTGGTATCCCAGGTTTCGGACCCAAGGCGTGGGACAATCTGGGCGATCATTGGGCCCAGTTTGAACGTGCCATAGTCGCTGGTGACCCAGCGGGGTTTGTCGGGCTCCCGGTCACAAAATCGGTGGCAAACTGGCTGCTCGATCCTGACAACATCGCCGAGCTGCAGAACATGCTGCTCATCACCCATTTCCACACCGTCCCCGACGACGAGCTGAACGCCGGCATCACAGTCGGCCAAACCGATATCCCGCAGGGCGAAGCCCTGCTCTCAAGGTATTTTCTTTGAACGTCGAAGACTATCGTGTGCAACTTCATGGTCTCGTCAGCCAGGCGTCGAAGTCTCTTTCCGCAAAAGAGCTTATGGCCGGTCTGATCACCAACCTCGCGAGCATCATCGCTATCAATCATTACCAGACGAATACCCCCGCCTGTGACCTCATCGACATCGTGAACCACGAACTCGACCAGACCGTGGTGAAATGTCTTCTCCATTACGGAGCCTCTTCATGATCAACTCGGTGCTGATCGACGCCCGCACCCCCGCCGAGGTTCTCGACCGTGCTCGGCAGGAGATCTCGACCGCCACGCTGCTCGGGCTCGACTGCGAAACGCAGGACGAGGCCCGCCACGCCGGCCTCAACGCCTACAACAACAAGAAGCGCCACGTCTTCGATCATCGTCGCACGACGATGACGGGCTTTTCCTTCTACTCGGACGGCTCCGACACCGCCTGGTACGTGAACCTGGCCCACGCCGACGTCGAGAACCGCCTCAATCGGCAGGCGGCGCTGGATCTGCTCGCTGCCCACAATCCCAACGCGATCGTGCTCGCCCACAACGCGCCGTTCGAGCTTGTCATGTTCGAGCAGTGCCTTGGCGTGAAGCTCGAGAATATCCTCTGCACGCTCCAGCTCGCCGTCAGCCACCACGGACCAGACGAGTATGAAATGCAGCGGTTCTTCTCCGAGCCGCTGACTGCATTCAAGCGCCTGGCCAAGGATGTCATGGTCGCGTTCGCGAATTATGACGGCGAGAGCCGCGGCCGCAACCTGAACGGTGACCAGGCCGAATTACTCGGCAAGTTCATCGCCAAGGAATCGAAGTCGGAGCACAGCTATAATGGCTTCGTCAAATCGATCGCCACCGGCTACAGCCTGAAGCGGCTGACCGAGAGCCGGTTCGGCGTCAAGCAAACCACCTATGAGGAGGTGCTGAAGGCCGCCGGCGCGACCCACATGGGCGAGCTGACCGGCGAGCAGGTCTGCGCCTACGGCGCCGACGACGCCTACTGGGCGGTCCAGCACTTCAAGTGGCTCCGTGACGACCTGCTGGCCCACAATCCGCAGGCGTTCGTCACCTTCCTGCAGACCGAAAACCCGATGGTGCAGGTCTACGCGGAAGCGTGGCGTGATGGCCTGCGTCTGAACCTTGAGCAGGTCTATGAGCGCCAGGCCGTCGAGCGCGTCGAAATGGCCAAGGTGCTGCGCAAGACCAAGGCGCTGATCCGCGAGCTGCTGCCCTTCCCGGCTGAGCTGAATGCCCAGCTCCTCGAGCGGCAGGATTGGTATCGCAAGCATGCTGCCAAGAAGCGGGCCGAGATCGTGGCCTGGGCCAACTCACGCGACGTCGATGACGACTTCGAGCAGTGCTTCCAGGTCTCGAACCCGATCGGCAATGCGTGGGCGATCGAGCGCGGCCTGCCGGCGCCGAAGGGCAAGCTCAACATCACGCACTATTACTGTATGCGGACGCTGCTCCACGACCTGATGGGACACAAGCTGGTGTTCGTCGAGGGTGAGGTGTCGACCGACAAGGATGCCCGCGGCAAGATGATGCTGACCTTCGAGCGCGAGGACAAGCAGACCCACATCGCCATCCTGAAGGCTCTCCAGGAAATGGCCGAGATCGAGCAGCGGATGAAGCTCTATCTGACGCCCTACACGCAGCTCATGGATCCGGAGACCAGTCGTGTCTATCCTAGCTTGTCTTCGCAGCTCGCCACCCGCCGCCTGGCCGCCTCCTTTCCCAACCCCATGCAGCTCGCCAAGCAGGGCTCGTCCACGTACATCCGAGGTTTCTATCTCGGAGATACGGATGACCACGTTGTGGTCTCCGCCGATTGGTCGGCCATCGAGCTTGTACTCATTGGTGAACTGAGCGGCGATCCCGCTTTCGCCGAAGTCTACGGTCAACTGCCTTACGGCGATCTTCACACCGGTGCTGCTGCGGATTGCCTTGCGGTCAAAACCCTCCCCGGCCTCACCGAAGCCGAATTTCGAGAGTTTAAGTTCAACCGGAACCCGAATAATCGGGTGTTAAAGCATATCTCGACCGGTATCGAAATCGAACCAGCTGCCTTCTTCAAGCTGACCCGGGGCACTCCTGTCGGCAAAGGTGCCAACTTCTCGTATTGGTATTCGGGCGCTCTCTCCACAGTCGGTCAGACGCTTGGCTGGTCACCGGATGAAATGTGGGAGGCGGTCGACCGCTATCGGCAACGCTTTGCGATCGCTGAGAAGTGGCGCGTTGGAGTGGGCGACGAAGTTGTCGAGCGTGGGTTCATCACGCTACCGGACGGCCACCGTCGAGTGCGCGCCGAGGCCACTTCAGCATGGGCCACGACGATGCTCCGTAAATTCGCTGACATCTCGAGCCAAGGCTCGATGATGGCATATGCCGACCTCGCTATCCGAAGGATTCAAGGCCGCGCCCGGAACCAGGCGGTGAATGCGATGATCCAAGGCACCTGCGCGGCTCTGGCAAAACGGTCGATCCTGCGTCTGCGCCAACTCGTGGACGAGGCAGATATTGCCGATCGCGTAAGGTTCATGATTCCGATCCACGACGAACTTGTCTTCTCAGTCCACCAGAGCGTCGTCACCACCTTTATCCCGCTGTTGAGGCAAGCAATGTGTGAGCATCCGGAGATCGTGAAGTCACTCCCGTTGAACTGCAGCGTAGCGGTGGGGCGTACTTTCCGGCCGTTCGACAAGACCAACCCCGCCTTCAGCCAAATCGAACTGGACGAGGTTTTGGGCAGTATTGATGGCGTCATTGGGCCTGAGTGGGAAGGGAAGAAATTGCCCGACGACAAGGTCGCTGAAGTTATCGATTTCATTTCAAAAGCAAAGGTAGCAGCATAATGGAAAAGTTCGTCGCTATCGTCATCGTGTTTCTCATTGGTGCGCTCACAGCCTGGAGCCTCCCAGCTTTCGCTTTGCTTCAGGCAAATCCTATGGCTTGGCACCCAATCTTCAGACTGATTGCCGGTGCCTTCCTCGTCTGGTGGTCCGCACAGATGATCTCCCACGACTGGGACAAGCACACTGGATGAGGAACGACGGCAAAGACGCCGAAGGCGCCTTCCTCGCCCGCATGAAGCGGCCGGGGGTGGTGATCGAGCGGTTCTGGGACCAAGCAGATCTGCGGGGTCTCAACCGCGGCCGCACTGTGACTGACTACCCCAAGCCGTCGGATTTTCTCGTCACCCAGGACGGGGCGATCCACTATGCCGAGGTCAAGTCGGTGCAGTGCGATCGCCGCTTCCCCTTCAAAAACATCAAGGACGGCCAGCGTTCGGCCGCCTTGCGGCAGGCCGCCGCCGGCGGACCCTATCGCTTCTATATTTTCTCGTTTGGTCTCGGCGAATGGTTCGTGATGGAAGCACGACAGTTCGCCGAGGCCATAGCGCGAGGCGCCAAATCCATTCTTTTCGAGGAGCTTACCCCGTGGACAACATGACAGACCTCATGGTGGATACTGAGACAACTGGTCTGTACTCACCTGACTCAAACGGCATCCTCCAACTCGCGGCGATCAAGTTTAATTTCGAAACAGGCGAGATAGGGCCATTCTTCGATCGCTGCCCCGCGCTGCTTCCAAACCGTTATTGGGAGGAGGGCACCCGCCGCTTCTGGCAGGTTGAGAACGCCCAACTCTATCATTCGTTCGTCATGCGGGCAGAAGATCCGGCCATCGTCTTCAGCGACTTCACCGCGTTCGTTTGTGGGAGTCCTCCGCTTCGCTTCTGGGCAAAGCCGACCCGTTTCGACTGGCCTATCGTCGAGAGCCACTACACGCAACTCGGTCTGCCGATGCCATTCCAGCATTGGAATACCCGCGACCTGAACACCTACATCGCCGCCCGTTGCGGCGGGGTAGAGCATGTCGACATGTCGCACATCGAGATGGAGGGCACGGCGCACAACGCCCTCGCTGACAGCGTCCACCAGCTCAAAATGCTCTTCGCCGCCAAGGCCGGCGACTTCGGGCGTGTCGCCGAGGACGGCCTGGAATATGCCGAATTCACGGAGGTGGCGGCGTGAGCTATTTCGCAGTCACGGCTCTTGATGAGAACGGCACCGGTGCCGAATTCCCCGCACTGGTGAAGGCCGACAGCGTTCTCGTCATCATGCACCTGCCCGAAGGCGTGGTGGCAGGTGCCAATTCGCTCCTGATGCTTGAGGGTGTCCAACAGCCGCTGTTCGCTGCCGAGTTGCAGCAGGAGATTGCCGAGAGGATTGAGGGGGCATGAGCAATGCCGAGCTTGCCGCCTTTCAAAAAGGCGTCGAGGCCTGTGCAGCATATCTAGTCAGTCGATCATCCCACTATGCACCATTCGGACGGGATGAGTTCTTCTTGAAGATGCTTGCCAACGATCTGAAACAGAAAGTCAAGCCGTGTTGATTACCCTCCCCTCAGGCAAAACGGCCTGGCTGATCGGGGACCCCCATCTCGGACGCAAGTTCGAGACAGGGGTTCCCCTCCACCGCCGCGGCGAGCGCGAAAAGCGCCAATTCGCCAAGTTCGTCGCCGAGCTGAACACCCCCGGCGTCGACTACAACATCATGGTCGGCGATCTTTTTGATCATCCCTACGTCGGGTTCGGGGTCGTGGTCGAGGCGGCCGAGGCCGTCCTCGCCGCGGCTCGGGCCCATCCATATACAACCTTCATCGACATGGCGGGCAACCACGACCTCCCCCGCAACCTGGGCGTGGTCGGCGCCTGGGATGCGTTCGAGCAGATGGTGAATGGCCGGCTCGAGAACCTCCGGGTCGCTCGCGAGCCCTGTTGGGTCGGGGATGTGGCCCTGTTCCCTTGGCAGTGGGGTATCAGTGCTGTTGATCAGATCCCCGCTGCTCACATCTTCAACAAAGACGGCTGGGGCGAGGACGAGCAGATAAAGGTGGCCATCGGCCACTGGGATCTCCAGAGCTACGGCGGCGACGACAGCCACCTCGCCCCGGTTGCCGAGCTGAACGCGCTCGGCATCACGGACATCTATTCCGGCCACTACCATATCGAGGGCGAGGTCGGTGGCGTCCACTGCACCGGCTCCCTCGAGCCCTACAGCCACGGCGAGGATCCGAACGAGCTGATCTACGTCACCCGGTCGCTCGCCGAGGTGCTCGAGACACCCGAGGCCTGGACCGACAAATGCGTCCGCGTAGTCCTGGCCGAGGGCGAAGAGCTGCCGACCGACATCGACTGCATGGCGATGACGTCGATCCGCGCCCAGGCCGAAGCCACCGAGGCGGAGCAGGTCAATCTCAACGCATTCGACTGGGACAAGGTGATGACGGAGGCCCTAGCCGACGTCGATCCGGAAGTTCGGGACTTCATAAAAGACCGAATGACCTGGTCATATGATGCGTAGAGTTTGAAGGCCGACTCCCGCGTGTAGAAAGAGAGCGCTCCCGCAACAGCCAGGAGCACTCATGGGAATCCTCCGCCACTGGCGCCCCGCCGTCGAGATCTCGCTGATCTCGCTCGTCTTGGCCGCCGCGTTGCTCGTCCCGAGCTGCGAGTTTCGCCCCCACCGACATCAGGAGCTTATCCATGTCCGATAACATCGCCACCGACCAGCTCCGCCTTTTCATCGAGCGCATTGAGCGGCTCGAGGAGGAGAAGAAGGGCATCTCTGACGACATCAAGGATGTCTATCTGGAAGCCAAATCACAAGGCTTCGACCCCAAGACCATGAAGGCTGTGGTCCGACGCCGTGCGATCGAGCGTGCTCAACGCGAGGAGCAGGATGCAATCCTGCATACCTATGAGACAGCGCTGGAATCGTGATTTTCTTCGCGCGCTACGTCGCCGGCCCGTGGGTGATCATCGCCCTTGGGCTCAGCCTCGTGATCCTCTCCGACGTTCTCTTCAACCGCGACATTGCCGATGATCAGGAGAAGCGCATCGGCTGGCGCATTTTCTCGGCCTGGCTTTGGCCGATCTACCTGCTCTCCAAGGCCGGCCGCCGTCACCTCTCAAAAATTTGGACAGGAGTTTTCTGAGTGAAGAAGTTGCTCGCCCTCATCACTGCCGCCTTCGCCCTTTCCCTCACCGCCGGCTGCGCCGAGGTCGTCGACAACGGCAACGCCGGGGTCCGCTCGCGGTACGGCGCCGTCGAACAGAAGAGCCTGCCGCCGGGGTTCTATTGGTACAACCCGCTCACCACCTCGATCGAGGAGATGAACACCCAGGTGATCAAGTGGGCGGCCGAGACGCCGGTCTATACCCGCGACATCCAGCAGGGGCAGGTCAAGTTCACGGTGACCTATCACCTGAACCCCAACCGGGCCCACGTCATGTACCAGAAGGTCGGCATGGACTGGGCTGATCGGTTGCTGCCGCAGGTGATCACGCAGTCGATCAAGAACGAGTTCGGTCGCTGGAACGCGGTCAACGTCATCGCCAATCGTGGGGTCGTGCAGGCCAACGTCGCCAATGCGATCGCGCCGAAGCTCCTGTCGAAGGCGATCATCCTCGACGGCTTCGAGATCACCAACATCGACTACACCGATGCCTTCGAGCAAGCGGTCGAGGACAAGGAGGTCGCGGTCCAGACGGCGATCGCCGAGCAGAACCGCACGAAGCAGATCGAGGAAAAGGGCAAACAGCAGGTCATCCAGGCCGAGGCTGAAGCCAAGTCGATCAAGCTCCGCTCGGACGCGCTTTCGGCAAATCCAAAGCTGGTCGAATGGGAGGCCGTTCAGAAGTGGGATGGCCAGTTGCCGCAGAATATGTACGGCGGCGCGGCTCTCCCCTTCGTCAATGTCCGCTGAGTGAGGGAGCCTCGCTCCCTCACCGACGTCGCGCTCGGTCTTCTTGACCGGGCGTGGCGGCTCGGACTGGCGGCGAGCTTGCGGTGCAGCCGCGTGCGGTTCAGCAAGTCCCGCTATGTCTATCTCAACAACCGGGCCAACGACGTGATTCGCGTGAGCGATCATTCCTCGCCCGGCTTCAACCCCACTCTCAACATCATCATCCGCTCGCCCGGCCAGCTCAAGGCTGGTCTCCAGCGGGGGCTCAACTGGCTGGAAGGACACCATGGAACTGAAGCTCAAGCGACTGCCACACGGTGAGGGTCTGCCCCTCCCCGCTTACGCCACCCCCGGCGCCGCTGGCATGGATGTGGTGGCGGCAGACGACGCCCGCATCATCGCCGGCGGCCGGCACCTCATGAGGACCGGTTTTGCCGTCGAAGTGCCCGCCGGGCACGAGCTTCAGGTCCGCCCCCGTTCTGGTCTGGCGCTCAAGCAGGGCATCACCATCATCAACACACCCGGCACCATCGATGAGGACTATCGCGGTGAGATCGGCGTGATCCTCCTCAACACCGGAGCCACGGCCGCCACCGTCAGCCGGGGCGACCGAATTGCCCAGCTCGTGCTGGCACCGGTGACCAAGGCGGAGCCGGTGGAGGTGTCTGAGCTGAGCAACACAGCAAGAGGCGAGAATGGCTTCGGCAGCACCGGCCTTCGTTCCTAGACGGCTACGCGAGGCGCTCGCCGCCTTCTATGTGGGCGTCTCCGAGGCCACGTTTCGTCGCAAGGTCCAGGAGGGTTCCTACCCTCCTGGCCAGCGCGAGGGTGGGATGGTGTTCTGGCTGAAAGACGACCTCGACCGCATGATAGACCGACAGTTCGGAATTCAATCGGAAAGCAATGAAGAAGATCCATTCCTCGCCCGCTTCGGCGCAGCGACCTAAGTTCACCTATCAAGCCAAGGGGCGCTATTGGCGCTTCCGACACCGTCTAACTGGCGACAGGGCTCTCCCGGGAAATCCGGGGGAGCCTGAATTTCATCGGCAATACAGCGACTTCCTCGCGGAGATCCAGCGACTGGAGGGACGACCGAGCCGTACCGGGCCAGCCCTGCACAGCCTCTCCTGGTTCGTTCGCGAATACCGGGCCTCCCCCGAATACCGGCAGCTCGCTGCGCGATCCCGGAGGGATTACGATGGCGTAATGGACCACCTGGAACAGAAAGCCGGTGACCTCCCGCTGGCCAAACTGACGCGGGCGGCGGTGCTCAAGATTCGCGACACGCTGTCGGAAGGCAACATCCGCAAGGCGAACTATGCCGTCCAGGTGATCTCGATCCTGTCGAACTGGGGCATCAACCGGCAGCTCCTCAAGGAGAATCAGGCCAAGGGCATCAAGAAGCTGAAGCTCCCCGGCAAGGGCTACAAGCCGTGGAGCGAGCCTGAGATCGCCAAGGCGATCGCCGAGTTCAAACCGCATGTCCGGCTCGGGCTGATCCTCCATCTCTACACCGGTCAACGCGCCGGTGATGTCATCCGGATGGAGCGGGAAAGGTATCTCGGCGGCGAGGTTGAATGCCGCCAGCAGAAGACCAACGAACTGCTCCCGATCGCGACCCCTCGTCAGCTACGGGAGGCTCTTGATGCGCGCCCGTTCCCCGATGCCCCAACCCTCCTCGTCCAGGAGAATGGCCGGTCCTATTCTAATGAGACCTCATGGATGAAGGCTCTCAAACGGGAGGTGATCCGGATCGGCCTGAGCAACGAACTCTCCTCCCACGGCCTGCGCTATGCCGCAGCCGCGCGACTCGAGGAATCAGGTCAGCCGATGGGCGTCATCGTAGCACTCGTCGGCCACCGCAGCTACCAAATGGGCATGCAATATGCGACGAAACGCCGTAACAGCCAGCAGGCTGCGAGGGTGATTGAGGAGCGGTATTGACCTGACAGAACGAAAGGAGAAAGTGCGAACTCCTCGGATCAAAAGTGCGAACTCGCAGGACCGCCTCTCAAAAAATGGCGGATTTCTGCGACTGCGGACGTGGCGAAACCGGTAGACGCAGCGGACTTAAAATCCGCCAGAAATGGCGGATTTCCGCGGTTGTTCGCATTTCTGGGGATATATACGGGCTCATAATTCTCAATAGGTTAGCGCAGCGCCTGCGAACCAATTGAGAGGTCGGTGTTCATGATTTGCCCCGCAGCGAAATGAGCGTCACCTGACCCGCGCCAGCAGGCGCCGCTTAGCCCCGCCCAGCACCGAGCGGAAGGTCCGCCGAGTCGGTGGCTCTGGATTGAAGGGCCAGTTCAAGAGGCTGGGTGCCAGCTTCCTGATCGTCTCGACCTGGAGTCGGCCGCTGGCTCGATCGGCGATCGTCGGCGTGATCAGAGCACGATACGACATGAGGTTGTTGACCGGATGAAGGGAAACCGCCGGCAGCATATCCAGCCCCTGCTCGATGGCGGACATCCAGCCGCCGACTCGCTGATCCAGGTAGAAAGCGTCCAGAAGGTCCAACCCGGTGTGGTGGGCGCGGCGCCAGGCGAGCCAGTCATTGAGCGGGACAGCCTTATCGGGTGTGGACTGGAACCGCTCAGCGATTCGCTCACCGGTCGCGTTTTCGAAGTTCATCCCGTGGAGCGCCCAATCGTAAAAGCGGCGGCCAACCTCGAAGCAGCCACCGCGGAGCATGAGGTCACCGGCTCGGGCGAAGCCATATTGATCCGCGGGGAAGAAGGCGTTGTCGGCGTCGTGGATGGCCCGACAGGTGTGGTGCTCCCAAGCGCTCAGCACCTCCTCACTATGTCCGCTCGGCGAGATCACATGATGACGCACGCCGAGGTGCTGCGAGATCTCCTGAGAGATCGAGATGTCCGCCGGCTTAATGGTTGGGTACGTCTGCGTATAGGTTTCGAACGGGACGCCGGCGGCGATCAGGGCGGCAGCCAGGCTCCGCGAATCCTTGCCGGCTGTGAGGGCCAGGAACACGCGACTGCTTGGTGGGAGAGCGCGCACTGCCTGAATCAAAGAGTCAGCCAGCGCCTGTTGGGCAGCTTCGAATGATCCAAGGGGTGAGATCACTCGGTCTATCGCCTCTACCGACATCGTCGGCAGGTGCAGCCGCTGATCGCGCAGCAGACGTCGAAGCCGTGGCACCGGCCCGCTAGGGAACCAGTTGATGCTGTTCCGAGGGAGGAGCGGAACGACGGGGTCCGTACGATTGTCGTATAAAAGAGCCGCGCTGCTCGAAGCCTCCATCCGGTTCGGGTCGAAGAACACCCCAAGCATGCCACCGACGTCAATGTGGAGGTACGGCCACTCTAGACGTGCGAACCGGCCGCCATCGCCGGGCAGCCTGACCCCTACGGTGTACCCGTCGTCTTCCTTGGTGACGAAAGCTTCGGGATGATGGAAAAGGAGAAACCCGTCCGGCAGTTGAACTGCTGGCCATCCTGCAGGGCCGTCAGCCCTCGGTGTGATTACAAATTGACGACGATGCACCGCATTGCCGTTAGAACACGACTCCAACATGACCTGAACTGCCCCCATTGCCCGCAGTCTTCATGATTGGAAGGAAACGATTTTGCAAGACAGGTTAAGTCGCAATCGGGGTTAATCAGGGTCGTTAGCCAACTCGTCGGCAAAGGCCTCGATCAGTTCCAGCATCTCCACTCGAAGTGTCGCCAAGCGGCCTCGGAGAGCATCAGCCTCTTCTTCGTTCAGGCGCCCGTCCGCCTCCGCTACCTGCCGCTTGAACTCGTCGTAGGTGAACCGGACCCGAGCAGCGGCATCGAGCGGCACCTGGGCATGGCTGAGCAGGACGGTGATATCTGGATGGTGAGCGTGAGCGTGGATCACGGGTAGTTCACTCCGTCGAACTGGATTTTGTTGGTCGAGCCCCATCCGCCAGAGCTATCAGTACCAGCTTGGCCCGGGAGATAGGCCCCCGAGCCGGGCAGGTATCCGCCGAAAGTGATCCCGGGTCGGAACCAGACCCGGCCCTTGTTGCCGCTGGCATCGCCGGACATGAACACTCCTTGGCAGAGGTAATCGCTGCCATGGACAGATTTGCCGACGGCGAAGTCATTCAGCAGGTTGCCCACCGCGGATCCGCCTTTGAAAAGCACGGCAGCGCGAATCTGCTGAAGGGTGGTCGAGTAACTTGGACCGGAGCTGTGGGCGGGCTTGATGCACGCCGTATCGTCGGCGCTAACATCGCCGAACTTGTTCCAGCCGCCCTTGATGACGAGGTTAGAGCCGAAGCTCTCTTGCAACCGGGCGTTGGTGATGTTGTGGCCGAACCCGGCCACAAGCAGGTTGCAGGCCTCTTCCTGGGTGTCGGAGCCGGGGCCTGCGCCGTTGTAGCTCGCCTTCAGGTTATTGATGTTGCAGTTGGCGGAGCCGTTGCTGTCGAGGTTCACGCCGGCCGATCGATTCGCGATCGCCAACATGTTCATGACGTTGATGTCGTAGCTGTTGCTCAGCCACCCGTTCCCCCAGTTCTCGTAGAGGTCGATCGAGACGAGGTCACCGGAGTTGCGATAGTAGGTATACAGGCCATCCCACGCGCAACCGAAGATCGCGAGATCCTTGAAGAATGGATACGGATCGACCTGCGGCAGGGTGTCCTGAGCGGACCCGGGCAGCACTGAGATGAACTCGAGCCCGCGCGAGCCAAAGCTCGGCCGCTGGACGTACTGCATGCCGTACAGCCCGAAGCCGTGCAGGATCGGAAAATCGACCTGGTTGTTCTCGTTGCGGAGTAGCGAGGTCGTCGCGCTGGTCGGCTTTCGACACAGAAGGCTCTGACGCCGGCCATGTCCAATGATCGCCGCCTTGGCGAGATAGACCTGCGGGCCGACCAGGTAACGACCAGGTGGGAGCAAAACCGCGCCACCGTACGTCCATTTGCCCGGCGCCCGCGTCGCCTCGATGGCGGCCGCCATCCCGGCGGTATCGTCGGTCCCCCAGAACATTTGATTGTCGGGCTTGCTGACGCTCGCATTGGTCGCGATGCGAACCTGCGTCGCAGAGTCATATTGTATGATCGTCGTCTCAAGGATGGCGAAGCTCGGCCCCGCATTCGAGAGATAACAGAGCTTCCCAACGTCATCCGCGCTGAACATGGCCTCTGAACAGGTGATGATGTTCGAGCCGGAGGTGCAGGAGGCGAGCTTGGTTTCGCGAAGGTCGCCCTTGCAGTTGTAGGGTGGCATCTTGGGATTGATGATGCCGGTGAACTTGCGATGGATCTCGTTGAGAGCAATCTTCTGCTCGAGACCGCTACTCTCGATCAGCGACGGGATTACCTCGGTGCCCAGGATTTGCGTCGAGGCTTGGAGGTCGGCTGTCTTGCGACTTGCGAAGAGATAGGGCGACCAGCGCTTGGAGACCCCACCAACGGTGATGATAGAATCGCCGGCCGCGGCTATTTCCGCGGGTGTCGCCAGCGGGAGCTGCGACACCTTGATTTGATCGACCATGAGGTCGGCTTACCGGGGGCGGATTCCCACCTCCCGGCAAAGCCTTAGAACCTCACGCAACCGGATTTAGAAGGACCAGGCCTTGAAACTGTGGAGCGGCATCAGCACCGGAAACGAGACAGTGGGTGACAGCGCTCCCGCAGCGGTTCCGCCCGCCGCGATCGAGAATATCTTATATTCCGGCTCGTGATGGATGTTCGGCCGCTCGTCGACGAACTTGCCGTTGATGTAGGTCCGGATCGTCTCGGGCGTATATTCGCGCCGCATGGTGATCGGCTTGGACATGTCGATACCCATCGCCTCGACGAAGGGCTTGTGGACGAACTTGCCGACCGACCCATCCGCCAGCCGATAGTGATCGGAGATCGTCAGGCGCTTGGTGCCTTCGCGCGCCCAATATTCACCATCGTCAGTCTCGGGTGGCCAGCCGCCGGCTTCCTTCAGGCTCCAGACGGCCCCGAGAATCCCATGCCCCGCCGGAAATTGGACCGTCCACTCCTCGATCCGGTAGGTCGCCGAATATAGGCCGCCCCGAGTCGACAGCATTGGCAACCGATAGGCGTAGCTGCCACCATCCCAGGTCACCAGACGATCGGGCGTATATTCCAGCTTGAGCGTGCGGACGCCGTTGATCACAGGGAATGGGTCGCTCCCAGGGAACAGCATCGGATCGACGTAGGGACCAAGCTCGGAATTAATTCGGCGGCTGTCATGCATTGTATTGAACCAGCCGGACCCGCCACCGCTGCGGGCCTGGAAACCGCTGATAAAGTCGGTCGCGAAAAGCTGGGCACCGTTGGGCCGCGGCGTGGGTGGGGTCGGTGCGGTGAACTCCGGTGGAGCCGTCGCCTCGGTCGTCGAACCAACGATGGCAGCCGCACGCTCCTGGATGTTGGTTGCCGGTGTGTCCTCGTTCCACATGATCTTGACGCCGACGCGCCAACCAGCCTGCATTGATTTTAGCGGAACACGCACCCGGTAGCGATCCTGTCCCATGAGGAACATGATCGGCTTCTTCACCGCGATGTAGGTACCCCCCTCATAGGCCTTGCCCACAGAGCCGGTGAGGCTGTCCATGTTGAAAGTGGAGAACCAGAAGCTGGTCGTCATCGGCGCAGGTGCTGACAGCTTCACATCGACCAAGGCCTCCGTCGCCCCAGGCTTGACATAGACGTTCGCGATGGAAGCGACGGGCATTGACAGGACAGGCTTTCCGCGCGTGTCCAGAACCGCGGCGACCGGCCGTTGCTGGGCCAGGTATTCGCCAACGACCTTGTTGGCAGCAATGGCCTGGTCAAGACCGACCTGGCCGAAGGCAGGCATCGCGGCGAGCGACAATATGAGCGCGGCTGCGACAATTTTGATCCGGGGTAGCAATCCCATTTTGTATCCTCTAAGGCACGGACATGATGCGATATTTTGATGTTTCTCTTGGCGAAATCGCTGCACTGTCGGCGCTCCTGATCCTGCTCTTGGCGCCGTTGATTCGCGTGCTCGGAACTCCGCTCGCGGTGCTGACCGGAGGGGCAATTATGGCGATCTTCCTGCTTTGGCCTCGCATCAGACGTTCACGGCAACGGCGCGGTAGTCATGCATGTGAAGGCCAGTCGTCTCGGAGCTAGTCGAAGATGCGTTCGCGGAGCGGATGCCGACGTCACCCGCGCCCGTGATGCTGGTGTCTGTAAAGCTCAGCACCTCAACACCATCGACGGTGAGCGTGAGGGTGCTTCCCACCACGTCAAATTGAACCTTGTGCGTGACACCGGCCGCCCAGGTGTGGGCCGAGTTGCCGATCGTCGTCTCGACACCAGCGACATATTTGCGGATCGTCCAGCCGCTGCTCGTGCTGTAGCCGCCATAATAAGCGGTGACGGCCCCTGACTGGAGGCGTGCCAGGAGACCCATTGACGAGCCCGGCGTCGACTTCATTTCCATGGTGCTGGTGATCGACACGTCCTGCGCCGAGAAGGGCTGGACGTACCAGCGTCCCGCGGAGCCCGAGGTCAGTGCACTTAGGAAAACGCTGTCAGTGCCGATGGAAATCTCACCGGTGGCTGCGCCTGTCTTCTGAGCCCAGGTTTGGCCGCTTTCCGCAACATGTCCGGCCAAGGCTGCAGTCGCCCCACCGGTGAAGCTGTCGTAATCCTGCTTGCCAAGGGTGACGCTCGTGGTCGTGACCGTTCCGCCGACCGAGTTCGTGCCGGTGTAGGCGAAGACGACCCCGGCATAGCCGTTGTCGGTGACGTCGAAATAACCGAACTGATTGTTGTTCTGGTACGGCCCGGCGTCATATGGGCCGCCCTTGCTCGAGGGCGTGCGATCCAGCGGGGCGGAATGGAATATCGGGATCGGCATCCCACCGCCGGTCGCGTAGTCGGCTCCGCCCGTGTCCCAGGCGATGGCGTGCATATCGCCGGACGAGATCAGGATACGGCCCAGTACCCCGTTGGCCTTCATGTAGTCGGCAAGCTCGACCCGCTCGGTATTGTAATCGGCCCAACCGTCGTCGTTGTTCGCAGTGGTCTCGAGCCAAGGTACCGACGATACCCATACGATCACCTGGTTGGCAGCGACAGCCGCGACCAACTCATCCTTGAACCAGGTCTTCTGCGTCGACCCCATCATCGTCTTCGAGGAGTTGTCGGTATTCCCGACCGGTGATCGCGCTGATCTCAGGTCCGTGACGATGAAGCGTACTCGACCATAGACGAAGCTGTAGTAATTGGCGCCACCGGCACCCGAGGCGACCGGGACAGGAACGCGCGCTCTGAATGAAGCCTTGGCCGCAGCCGCGCCAGTTGACGTGCTGTCACTGTTGTTCCCGCAGAAATCGTGATCGTCATAGATGTAGGGGCAGGGAACTTCGCGGAAAAGCTGCCCTGGCTTCGAAAGCGCAAGCACGTCGTCATAGAGCGCTTGCCGCACCGCCTCATCGGTCGACGTGCTGTCGGCGTAATGGATGTCGCCCATGTGGATGAAGAAAGCCGGGTTGATCGACCGAATTTGATCATAGACCGCATGGTTGCTGCCCACCTGCGCGCAGGAGGAAGCCGCGAAGCGAAAGCTGGCTTGCGAATTGATGGCAGGAGCGGTTTTGAACTTACCGATCTTACCGATATCGAGGACGCCGCCCACGAGCTGGCCCCAATAGTAAGTCGTGTTCGCCGTCAGACCCGTAACGGTGTGGCGTGCGATTCGGTCCGAACTGGCGACAGACGACGAGGTCAAGATCGGTGAGGATAGATCACTGTTGGTCGAGACGACGATTTTGACATCGGCGCTATCGGCCACCAGCCGTGTTGAAACGTAACAGCCGGTTGGTGTGGGAACACCAGTCCAGGCCGAATGGACCAAACCTGTGGTGGTGGAATAGCCCGCGGCTGCGAACCTGCATGGCCGGTAACCGAAACGTCCTACCGCGCCGGCGAGCCTCAATCAGGCCTCCCAGCGAGCTTTGACAGTGACCTGGGTAGTCGACGTGTCAGCCCTTCGGACGCTGATCTGATTGGCGTTTGTTATGCCGAAGAAGGGAAAATACTGGCCGTCAAGGATCGGGAACGCAGCTCCGGCACCACCCTGTTGTACTTCGAGCTTGGTACCGGTGTCATTCATGATTGTGAGTTGGGTACAGGCCCGATTTTCAAAGGCCGTATAGTTCGCCCCGGTGACACCGTTGGTCTGGACCGTGATGTGACCGCCTTGGGTCAGGATCGGGGCGATCGGCAGTGGATTCGATTTATGGATGTCGCGAAGGTCCACGATGATCTCCTTTGAGGAGACCATCTACGCGGCAGAGACTCGGGCTAACTATGGAGCAGACGGCTCGGTTGTCTGCGGTTGGCGGCCTTGCAACAGTTCAATGCGATCTTCCAGCGCTCTCTTCTGAGCCTCGTTCGCATTATATTGCTGCGTGAGTGACCAACCGAGCACGGCCAAGATGAGCGTGATGATCACGCCACCGACCCACTTCATCACACCTTCGATCCGTGAGATCGAGGCATGGATATGGGCGTAGCGCTCGGCACAGACCTGTTCATGGGCATTGATTGCCGCCTGCGCCTGCAAGGCCAGCTCCTTGGCGTCTTCGCTCACCGACAACCCTTCACAACCGGTTCGAGTTCATCAAGGCGCGCTTGCCGTTGCTTGCGCCCCGCGGCGGTCAACTGATAGCGCTCCGCTGCATCCTTCGCTCCGCGCAGCGCTTCATCGCTATCGATGTATGCGGGAGGCTCCCCGAGTCCTGTCGGCACGCAGTCGCCCTTGACGGGGACGAGGACGGTTTTTGGTACAACAATGGGCTCTGGCCGATACTGTCCAGCGGCTCCGCAGCCGGCCAGGGCGAGCGGTAGAAGCAAGGCCCACTTCATTTCAGCAGCTCCATGTAACGGGCGTCCACGTCCAGGATCCGCTGTTCGAGCGTGGATCCGCGGGGTTTTACCTTGAGGAAGCTGTCGAGCCGTGCCGACAGCGAGCGGTTCTGGGTTTGAACGGCCACTAGCTGGCGGGTCGCCTCGGTCAGCTTGGCCTCATTGTCCTTGCGGAGCAGTTCGATCTTGGCGTTCTGGCTATCGATCGTGGCCTGCAGGGTCGCGACATTGCTGCGGGATTGTGCGAGGTCCGCCGTCTTCTGCTCTAGCCGCTGGTCGAGCGCAGCGTTGGCCTGGTTCAGCAGCCGGTTCTCGATCTGCGCGCTCAGGAGAAAGCCGGCCAGGACCACAGACAAAATGCCGGCGGCGCCCGTGGCAATTTTCCAGAGTTGTCCTCCAGCAAAATCAAGCAAGCCCATCATGGCCGATCCTTGTTTCGTGAGCCGGCCGACGAGCCGAGATAATAGAAGAATGCCGCAGTCGCGATCGTCTCGGCCGCTTTCTGGATGCCGGCGCGCTCCGCCTCACTTGGTGAGTGGTTCAGCATCCAAACAGAGATTGCTGTCCAGATACCGATCGCCAGTAGGGCGATGAAATAGACCTGATGCGACGAGATCGCCGGTTGTGGCTTCAGGATCGACCGGATCTTGTCGTCGAGTTCTTCCTCGCTCATGCCTCGTTCCTCGACAGGCCTCCGACTTTGGCAAGTCGGTATGGTTTCATGCTGGCCGGCGGTACGGTCATCTTCGGCCTGCGCGCGGCAACGAGACGAGCCTTGGCAATTCGGGTGAAGCACACCCGATCGGACTGGTTGCCTCCGAGCACATGGAAGGCATCATCATCCTCGCCGGCGCAGAGGCCAACGTGGCCTCCGCCCTCTCGGCGGAACACGAGGACATCGCCGAGGCTGATCGCCTTGCCGGGGTGCGTCACCAACTTATTGGCGAGATTTAGGCCCCCTCGTGCAGCGACAGAATCGCCAAACTTTGACCAGTTCAGAGCATACAGCGGGCCTTGTGGAATTTCCTTGCCGGCGCGCAGCGCCACCACCGCCATGAACAGCCCGCACCACGGCACAGAGTCAGCGGTGTAGCGGTAGCCGATGCGTTCGATGCCGACCTCTTCGGCCCAGGCCATGATCTTCGGGCAGTTTGCAGCGCCGGCCGCCTCGATCGTTCCATATTCCTTCAGCGCTTCGGAAACGATCCGAGGAAGAGTGCCCACCGTGTTGAGCCACTGATAATCGGACGGCACGGAAATCATCGAAATGACCTGATCCTTTTACCTGCCAAGCCTTGAACAACGGCAACAACAAACTCAGGAGAACGGCATGATCAAAGACATCACCTACTCCGTCACCTTCCCTACGAACGGCCTGAGCTTGAAGGGACAGTTGACCCCGCCACCAGGGATCACCGCGGTCACCGGACGCAATGGATCTGGGAAGAGCTTCAGTGCCAGCGAGCTTCCGCGCTACCTGCTGTTCGGTAAGAAAGCGCTGCGGGGTCCAGCTTCCGATTACAAAAAGCTCGACGCCACTATGGATTTCCAGATCCGTGGTGAGGACTACCGCGTCGAACGCAACCGCAAGTCCGAGCGCCTGCTCGACAAGAACGATGCCGTGCTCGCCGTCGGTGCCGATGCCGTCAACCAGAAGATACGGGAACTGCTCGGCTTCGGACTCGATGTCTTCGACATCGCCTGCGCGGTGACGCAGAAACAGAGCGAACGGCTCACCAGCATGAAGCCAGCCGAGCGAAAGAAACTGATCGATCAGGTGCTCGGCCTCGCTGCCAACGAAGTCGTCGAGAGGGCCTGTCGCGATGAGGCGAAGGGCTATCGGCGCGAAGCCGACGCCATGAGCACGATGCTATCAGCGCCAGCGGAGCCTGTTGAACCGGAGGGCTACCGACCGTCCGATCAGATTGCCGTCGATTTACTCTTCGTGCGCGAACGGCTCAAAGAGAAGAATGCCTTGGAACGCATCATCGCTGAGGTTGGGCCACCTCCGATGCTGATGGCTGAGCCGACTGGCGACCTCTGTGCACTCGAGGCCCATGAGAAGAGCCGGCTCGAGCTGGATGCTCAGAGACGGCAGCTTGCCAAGGCCATCGATGCTATCCCCGACGCAATCTGGACCGCAGAGAACCTTGACGCGGCAGAAACTGCGAACCAGTACCACGCTGAAGTCAAGCGACGCGGCCCGCAACCGATCCTCCCCTATGGTGAGGTGATCGCGGCCATCGAGGCGTGGGCACACTATGGTGCGGTCAAGAACCTCGTCCACGTCGAGGCAACCTGTCCGAAATGTGACCACATTTTTCTGACGAACGGTGAGGTGCCAGAGCCCCCAACCACTCCGCTGCCTGAGCTACGGGCCGAGCAGCGGCGGCACGACAACTGGTCTTCTCCACTTCCACCGGAACCCGCCGGTGGGATGACGATGACGGACGCGGAAATCCAAAAGGGGCGGATCGCCCTCGCCCGGGTGAACGAGAAGCTCAAGCTCATCGACGAACTGGCCGGTCTACCGATACTCGAGGATCGATCCGACACACTAGCCGGTGAGCGGCGGCTGAGGGCTGAATGGGCTGCCTATGTCGTAGCTAAGGAGGGGTGGGAGAAGCGAAGCGCGGCCGCAGTGGAAGCCAAGGCCGCGCTTGAGCAGCTCGGCGAGGTGATCGACAACACGCACGAGTTGGAGGCAGCGCTGCTCAACGCTCGCGTCTACGAGAACCAGGTCGAGGCCTATGCCAAGGCCCGAGCCGAATTCGATCGGATCAGCCTGGAGATCACCGAGAAGGTACGCAAGGCCGATGCCTACAAGCACGGTGCTGAAGCGCTGGTTTCAGCACGCACCACGGTAAAGGCGTATCTGGCCCCTGCCCTTACCCGAGTGGCGTCGACGCTGATCCATCAGATGACCAACGGTGTCTTCAGCTCGGTGATCGTGGATGAGGAGATGAACATCAGCGTCGACGGGCAAGCCGTAGAGACTCTGTCCGGCGCCGGCGCAACGGTGGCCAACGTGGCGCTCCGAGTGGCGCTCGGCCAGGTGCTGGTGTCCCGCGTGTTCCCAGTGTTCCTGGCCGACGAACTGGACTCGGACATGGACGCCGAGCGATCGCAGGCAACAATCGAAAGCCTTGCCAATCTGCGCGAACAGATTGGCCAGCTCATCATCATCACGCACAAACGGCTGGGAGAAACACTGATGATCCCAGGTGAGTATCACCACGTTGATCTTGATAACTCCCAGCCAACGACATGAATAACCAGGTCATTTAGCTGTGTTTCTTTGAGCGGGAGTCAGCGGATTCGTAGACCTCCGGTGTCCACAACCGGAGTAACGACGTGTCCCCTTCTCCCGAGATTATCGAAGAAATATTGTATGAGTTCAAGAGAACTCGCAGCCCGTTCAAGACTGCGAAGAATGTCGGAATCGACGTCACCGTCGTTCTTCAGGTCATCGATGACAACACCGACCGCATCGTCTCGGGTGAGGAGCGCTGGGGTGGCGAAGGCCGGCCGGAGCTGCTCAAGTTTCGCGTCGGCAAGCGCAAGGCAGCGTCCGCGGGCTGGGATAACACCGAGCCCGCCATTGCCGAAGCTCGCACCAAATTCGAAGCCGGCACCCACACCATGTGCACTGGCCGCGACGGCGCGTGGCTGTTGCTCTATTCGATCCCGCTTCGGAAGCTCGATCCGAAGCCCGGCTATTTCCTGCCGGAGTTCTCGATATGAGCCGCGCCGATCAAACCTACGCATCGCTGCTGCGCGAGGTACTGCGCGACGGCGAAGAGCGCAAAGACCGCACCGGGGTCGGAACTGTCGGTATCTTTGGCGGCCGCATGAGCTTCGACCTCGGCAAGGAATTTCCTTTGCTCACGACCAAGCGGGTCTATTGGCGGGGCGTGGTCGAGGAGTTGCTCTGGTTCCTGGCCGGCAGCACAAACGTGAAGCCGCTGCAGGAGGCCAGTGTCCACATCTGGGATGAGTGGGCCGACGAGAAGGGCGAGCTAGGCCCGGTCTATGGCAAACAGTGGCGGGATTGGCGTGGGGTCGCCTCCAACGGCAAACCCGTCGCCGTCGACCAGATGAAGACTTTGGTCGAGGATCTCGTCAAGAACCCGTGGTCGCGGCGGCATATTGTGTCGGCCTGGAATCCGCTGGATGTCCCCGACATGAAGCTGCCACCATGCCACTGCCTGTTCCAGTTCCATGTCTCGAACGATAATCGGCTGAGCTGCCAGCTCTACCAGCGGTCGGCGGATATGTTCCTGGGCGTGCCATTCAATATCGCCAGCTACGCGCTCCTGACGCAGATGCTCGCCTGGACCACTGGCCTCGGGCTCGGCAAGCTCGTGTGGGTCGGCGGCGACACGCACATTTATCTCAACCACCGCGAGCAGGTGGAAGAGCAACTCGGCCGCACGGGGAGATCGGCTCCGACCGTCCGGTTCGCGCGTGCTGTGAACACCGTCTTCGACTTCAAATCCGAGGACATCCACCTCCTCGGCTACGATCCCTATCCTACCATTGCTGCGGAGGTTGCAGTATGAGCAGTTACCTCGACCCCAAAGGCCACGTTGTCGTGGAGCAGCCGATCAAGCTCGAGCCAGGCAAGATCGTATCGGGCCACGGCACTACCATTCGATTTCCAGAGCGGCGCGAGCCGTTGGTCTTCGGACCCGAGTTGGTGCCGTACGTCAACAAATTCTCAGATCCAGTGTCAGTTAATGATGTCGTAGATAAGGTGGTTGAAATGGCGACGAAGCGGATCTCGGACATTCCCATCGTAGCCCCAACTGCGGCCAACGACGACGCCAACCCCAAGAACGCCATGGGCGCGAAAAAGCCGAACCTAGCGCTCGTCCCCTCGGCTGCCATGCTTCATATGGCTCACGCCTTTATGAACGGCGCGGCGAAATATGGGCCCTACAATTGGCGCGAAAAGAAGGTCGAGTTGATGACCTACGTCGCCGCGGCGCAACGCCATCTCGCTTCGTTCCTCGACGGCGAGGAAAAGGCCGGCGACAGCGGGGTCCATCATCTGGGGCACGCCCTAGCGTCGATCGCAATCATGCTGGACGCGATCGAGACCGGCAACGCTATCGACAACCGCCCCGCGGTCGGCCGAGCCGGTGCGATGATTGAGGCGTTCAACGACAACGGCACCTTCTAAATCGGCCATCTCACTGCCTCAATCTCAGCGATGCTATTAGCTGCCTCGAGCTGGCTTCGCAGAGATTGAGCAGTGGCATGGCATTGTGCGACGTGCTGACCAACTGCAATACCCAAGGCAATCATAGCGGCCGCGTCATGGTTGACGCTTGAGTTATCCTCCATCGTCCAAGCGATCGAGAATTCCGGCGACAGCATCGCGAGCTGAACTGCGCCGCTGATCTTCACTCGGCTTTCCGGATCACTATCCACACGCCCTAGAGGTGTTTCACATCCGCCGTCTACGGCCGCGTCCCGATCCGCTTTCAGCGAAGTCCAGCGCCGGGCTCGATAGGCGGCAAGATTCGGTTGCCACTCATCCCCATCGAAGATCTCCGAAGCTGGATCGCCTTGCCGCGCGGTCATTCGGGCGACCTGAGTGCCGGGATCCCAATCCCAACCGTAAAAGCGGGGATGCCCACCTGGGGTTATGACCTGAGCCAGAACCTGACCGGTCGCTTTGTTCACGATCGTCCAGTGCTGCTCACTCATGGTTGCTTCACCGTTTCTGTTCCTGAGAGCGATGCTGTCCACCCAGAAGCTGGACTCTCATAGGTTCTGCGGAACATCACGCCCACCTCATAATCGGTGCTCGCGGTGAGGCCCGTCTTGGTCTGATCGATGTTCAGCACGCCCTTGCTGATGCCGTAGCGGTAGGCGCTGCCATTGCTACCCTCGACCTCCGACCCGAAATCACTCCATGCCCCACCGGAACCAGCTAGGCGATAGACGAACTTCGCGGCGAGCCTGATCCCGACAGCGACGCCGGAGCTGATGATCGGATAATACTTCGAGGTAAGCACTCCCTGCAAACGTCCGGAGCTATCGCTGGAGACTGTTACAATCGCGCTCGGCGTCGCCGGATAGGTGCCGCTGTTTACCGTAGGGGGCACCGCGTTTGATGTTGCGATCGTCACCCCCGAACTGGGTGGAACGGGAGGTGCATCGAGAGCCACCGATACGTCAACACGTGCGGTGACGCTGATGCCCGCAAACTCTGCGGTAATATCAAAGTATCCTGGGCCGGTCACTTCCGAGATTTGGCCTTCGCCATCTACGACAGAAACAGTGCAATTGCTGGTCTCGACAGACCAAGTCGCGTCATCGGAAACATCGATCTCGCCGATCTTAGCGTATGCCAGGAAGTCAAGCGGAAGCTGGCCGTCCTTGATGACCCCTGTGTACGTCGCATCGAAATGATGAGCACGTACAGGCACATCAAGGCGCGCTGCGTCCTCTCCGTCGAGCCGCGTGGGGGTGGCCCAGGCTGTCAGTTGATCGGTTAACAGGAACTGCGCCGTGGTCATCCATAGTGGGTCCGCCCCTGTGGGAGGAGAATCGCTCCACCCTGCGGGTAGCACGCCGCTCCCCATTGCCGGTGTTGAGGGTTGCGTTACCGACCGCTTGAAAATGAAGTTGGTGTATTCGCCGGCGCTGCCGTCTTCGCCGACGACCCTCACCGGAGTCGAGAATGTTATGCCGGCATCGGCCGACTGTCGCATATATAGGTCGCCGACAGAATAAGATGTGTGCCAGCCGGTGGTACCGTTGACGGACCATTCGGTGATCAGAAGCGGTGCGACGGCGCCTACCGCGGCGAAGACGACATTGTCAGCCTTCGCACCGAGGCTATGGAAGGCGCTGTCGAATTTGAAACGCAGGCCTCGAGGCGCAGCAACGGTGCGGACTACAACGTCGTTCTGGCTATATTCGACGATCTCGGCATTGTAGGTGATTTTGAGAACGTCACCGGCTTCATAGGGGCCGATGAGCAAAGGCGCCGAAGCGCTCTGCTCCGTCACCAACGGTGTGCTGTCCTCGGCGATGATCTCCTCTCCAGCCTCAGTGATGATCGAGGTTCGGGGAAAGACCGTCCCTGTCGGCACCTCGGTGACGTAGAGATTGCCATCCACGTCGCAAATGAAGCCGTAGTCGATGCTATTGATGCCGGTTGCGATCGTGGGGTCAGTGTTCAACCCGAATGCCAGCGCCTTGTTGGTCTGCAGCGGTTGAAGTGAAGCTGAGGCACCATTCACATAGGACTCGAGCGAGTATGCTCCAGTGTCCCAGATGTCTGTACCAGTTGCCTTCTCCAACGTACGGCCGCGCAGCTTCATGCCGGCACCGAGCGCCAAGGAAAACTGCCCTAGCGATGCAGTGTCGACAACCAGCCCGTCGATTTCTATCGATCCGATCAAAGCCGTCGAGAAGGCATTCCGTCGATCGATCGTGACGATCTCGAACTTGTAGGTGCCGGCGGCCGGGTCGACCAACTCGAAGCTGGTGTCTTGGGTGCGCTCGACGCCTGTGATCCAAGGCCCGTCATTCACTTTGTAGCGGACACGGAATCCCGCGAGGAAGGCGGATCCAGGGCGGCCCCAGTTGACCTGGAGATGGGTGTGATCGACGTTGTCGCTGCTCAGTTTCTTGACCGAGAGGAAGGGACCATCGGTGGGCTCAAGCGGCGCAGGCACGATTGCCGTCGGCACCTGCATCGCAATCGCAGAGGCGTCGACGTTGTCCGCGGCGGCGTATTTGCCGGTGTCGACCTCCATCGCGGTGACAGCTACGCGCTCGCCGTCTTCGGCAGGCTTAACATCGGTCACCCGGTACATCTTGGGGATCGTAGGCAAGCCGGCGGCTTCAATTGCTACTGCGACCAGCTCAGGGGTGTTCGACGGCAATGCGCTGTCGAGATACAGCGTCGAAACGTCGCCACGCTGCCCGCTGGTATTAGTGATGTTGCGGGTGATCGTGATCGTCGGCAGCTTCCAGCTCGGATCAATCGGTTGGCTGGTCGGCTCGCCATTGTAGTTGGGGTTTGGAACGGTCAGGTGGAGCTTGTACGTGACACCGATCTCGAGCCGCACGGTGTCACGGAGCGTGAGTTGGGTACGAGCCCCGTTCATCGAGATTACGCGGCCGGTGGTTCGATTGTTCTCGACGGTGTCGTCAGCCGGGTTGGACGCACCGATCCCGTCGGGGAGGGTGTAACCCAGATCGCCGTCGGCGACGAGGATCGTATTCAGAGGCTCGAGATAACGGCCGCGCCGATTAGTCGTGAAGGTGACCATGCGCGTCTCATTGATCGACGAGCGCAACCGCATCATGCCGCGGCGGAGCGCTTCCTGCCGACCGGTGCAGCCGATCGCTACGATGGAGGTGGGCTTCCGACCGTAGGTATCGATATGGGCTTGGTCGAAGACGCGGACCCGGTCCTCGCGGTACTCGAACTCCTTGTTCTTGAACGTGATCAGGTAGTCGTTGAAGCGACTATCGACATCGGTATGGGCGTAGGAAAATTCGCCCTCTATGTTCTCCAGCGTGAAGATGTCGATGGGCGTCTCGGGCTTCTCGACCTTAAGCCGCCACTCGCCATCGCCGTTCTCCCATGCGAGGCCGCATACGGCGCCGGCCATATACTGGACGAACTCCGACGCCTTCTGCATCTGGTCGACGACGAGATTCAGGGAGAAGCGCGGCTCGAGCCCGCCATCGCCGTCTGAGACGGGTTCGCTGAACCATTTTGATGCTTCCAGCGCGTCCCATTTGTTCAGATAGGATCCCGGGGCGATGTTCGACAGCCCAGAGAGACTATCGGAGATGGCATCGTTGATGATCCAGGCCGGGTCGGTGGTGAACCCTTTAGCCCAGGACCCGTCCCAGGTTGCGGTCGTGTAGGTACGAGTCTCAGGATCGAAAACCTCGAGGGGAGGCACCGACACGATCTTGCTGTCATACTCGGCCCAGACCTCGGGCACACCCGTCAACTGATCGGAAGCCTTGCCGAACAGATGCAACCATGAGAGGCCGCGCCACGCCTCATCGCCACCCAGTGGCTCCTGATACACAGCGCTGACCGATTCCCAGCTAATGGTGCGCTTAAGGAAATTGGGATCCGCGTCGATGGATTCCGGCTCGATCAGACGGCAGCGAACATCCCAACCAACACCAGCGTAGGCATCGTCATTTGGCACCTCGATGCGCAGCTCATGCACATAAGGGCTGGACATGGTCTTGCCGATGATGCGGACGTAACCGCTATTCGGCTCCGCAATCCATTCGCCATTATCTTTGAAATTTTTACGAGCAACCATCATTTTAAGGACAGTGCCAATCGCGGAGGACCGCCCCTTCCTGTAGTTGATCATGTCATCATAAGTGACAGCGGGGTTGTCGATCAGCGGATTGATCCAGTTCGTGGTACCAGTCGGCTTGAGCTGAACCTCGACGTTGAGCGTCGCCTGGAAAATGCCCTTCTTGGTCTGCTCATAGAGTTGCTGAACGACCAGCCGAATATCGAGAGCGTCAGCGCCGACGTTGGGCACCGTCTTGGTGATCCACGGACCTGGGGTTCCTTCTGACGTCGCAGTGTTCGTCAGCGTAAGGTTCACCGGGATTGGGCTGCCACCCTGCCCCAGCTTCATCACCGCCTTCTGCGGAAATTTCAGCGGATCTCCGTCAGCAAAGATCGCCTGAAAATCGAGGAAGTTCTGCTGGCCACTCTCGTCCTCGAGAGGGGTACCATTCATGTAGATCGACTTTAGGCCGCGTCTTGGCCCTTTGATCGGGCCGGCGCATAGGCCGAGCAGACCCTCGAAAGAATCGTCTGATCGGAGCGTGTCAGGACGCTGCTTGAAACCCATTGCCGCCGGTTATCGCAACCGGCGGCAATCTCATTGGTGGGGCTGGGAGTTACACCGCGTAGGCGCGTTGCACCTTCGGGATCTCGAACCCGATCGCTCTGTTCAGCCGCTCACGGACCTCCTGGATCGGCAGCGTCCGCCGGCCTATCTCCCCATAGCGGCGACTGCGTAGGATCGTGGTCATCGACCGCTTGCTGCGATAACCGTTGTCGAAGGCATATTTGTCCATCGCCGCGAGGTTATTGAAGCTCTCGACGACGACACCGGGGTGCTCCTTCACCACCATGCTGTGGTGGACGTGGCCGATGTCGATGTAATGGAATTCGGTCTCTCCATAATCCTGCCGGAAGTCGGTGGTCATGACGTGCGCGAGGCGGTTGGGCCGGCACTTGTCGCTGTGATGAGTCATCACGAACGTGTTCCCCATCCGGTAGCCGATGAAAACGCTGTCGTTGTTGAGAACGTGAACTCGACCGGTGTGCCCATAGCAAACGCGCAGCAACTCAGCCATCCAGATGTCGTTGGTGCGACTGTGGTTGCCCTGGTTCACAATGACGTCGACATGTCGAGCCTTGGTCAGAGCCTTGTCGACCAGCCATCGCATGATACGCGAGTAGACCTTGATCATCTTGGGGAAGCGGCTGTCGAAATCGAGGTCGTGGCCGCTCGCCTCGGTTTTGGCTGAGAAATTCTCGTAGTGGGTGAAATCGCCGAGGTCATTGATGACCAGCCGCTCGCAGTTCGGCAACTCATCGATGAGGATGCTGAAGGCGCCACACAGCTCGGTCTCGGCGATCTTCAGGTCAAAGTTCTCGCCGACTTCCGCGGCATGCGCCAGCATGCCGATGTGGGCGTCGCCGATCTGAATCCAAGGGATGATGTCTGTATCGAAGTCGAGCGGAGCGTGTGGCGCCAAGACCTTGGGCGCGCCCTGCAGGAAAGCATTGATGCCTTCCTTGACGTGCTCCATCCACAAGGTGTCGTCGATCTTCGTCTTTGTCCATTGCAGGACCTGCTCACGACTACCGTCCGGAGAGACGCGCTCCAGCGTCGAATGTCCTTTGGCAATGAAAGGTGCCGGGACGACACTCTCGAGGCCGTGGTCGGGGCTGTAGCCGTGGGCGGCGGCCCGCATTTTCACCCGTTCGATCGAGCGTTGGATCGTGCTGCGATGCACCTCGATCGCGTCGCCCGCCGCGGTAAAAGTACCATGGCGCAGAAAGGCATTGATGTGCTGAGCTTCGACTTCGTTGGCGAAATCCAGTATGCGAGGATCGATCAAGTCGGAGTCTCCGGAAATACGCCGAGCACAAGCTTGTTGCTGTCGGCCTGAATGCTGAGCCAGTGGCCCGCGATCGGCACTCTGCCCCAGGCAAGGATGATCGGCGTGCCGATGTCTGTTGTGTTCTTGTTGACGCCAAGGAATTTGGAGGCTGGTGGGTCGTTGGCCTTCGAGACAGTCGGTGCCTTCATGAAGAGCTGGACAACGCCGGCAAGGATCATCGTGGCGCCTGAGGCAATGAGCGACCATCCGAGAGCAGGGTTGGTCGGAAGGAGCAGAATTCCCGCCACGACCATAGCGGCGCCGATGATGATGCCAATGAACTTGGCGATGCCCTTGCCGCCGAACATGGCGGGCAGCAGGTGGACCTCGCAAGCGTCCGACGGCGAACGAAGCTTCTCCTCAGTTTCGAAGCCCACGGCCTCAATCAAAAGATCGCGTGGCCAATCGGGGAGCTGCCGCGAAAGGCCTTCAATGGCATCGTGAACACGGTCAGTCTTGATCTCGAAGACCGGGCCGTACCTCTCCTTCAACACGCCATGGAGATAGATCTTCACACCGTGCCTCCCACCGCGACGATGATGCCATTATCGACTTCGTAGGTGGCTACGGTCGGCCGGCCGGCTTTAACGCCGACGATGTAGTGCTTGAGGTCAGGCCACTGGAGGAAACCCGCGTAGTCTTCCTCACTGAGGTTCGGGGTCTGGCCAGGATGGGTGTGCCAAGTGGCCACGGCCGGGCTGCGCTTGCGAGTCAGCCAATGGAGCAATTCGGCCGGATCAAGACGAAAGCCGATTTTCGGATCGGGCGCGACATTCCGCAGCTCGACCACTCGGCCGCTTTTGAGAACAACGCCACAGCGTTCCTCCTCGTCAGTCTCCTTGAACAGGCTCAGCAGCTTGGAGATTGTATCGAGCACGCAGCAAGCTCCCTATTTCGTGTTCCGGCGGAGTCGGCCTCAGGTCGGGGACCGACGGATGGCGCAGCAGATAGGATGTGCAGTTGCGCCAGAAATCGCGGTACGGTTCTGCCGCCGACATCCGCCCAAGCAATTGATGGAGGATCATGTTGTCGCCAACATAAATGGCGAAGTGGTTGGGCTTGGATTCCCCGATCGCCATGCAGAACACATCGCCGGGGCGAAGGTCCTTTTCGCGCCAATCAGTGATCTTCTCGAAGCCCTCACGCTCGTAGGCGGCGCCGATCAAATCGAGGTTGTCGGCTCTCCAGTCGGTGGGGCGGGCGTAGTCGGTGATCACCAGGCCGAAGTTATCGACGAAGAATTGCCGACCAAGCGAGAAGCAATCGTGCACACCCGGTTCGAAATGAATGCCGACGAGGTGATCATAGCGGATCATCCGATATTCACCGCGGGGAATGCGGGTGGGAAATACTGCCGGAAGGGCATGGTGAAGCTTAAGGAATCCGAGAAGGAAGCGAGCTGAAGCGAGATCTGACTGCGGGTGTAACCCTCGACACGACGAACACGAAACGGCCTTCGCAGGTAAATTGGCCGGTTGTTGATCAGGTCGTCGAGGAGGATCTCAAGCTTATGGATGATGGAGCCATCAAGTGCGCCGTCATTCACGATCGGTTTGAACATCGAGAGATTGACGTTCTCCTGTCCGATGATCAACCGCGGTTGCTGGGCGGCGCCCTGTGCGGTGCGATCCTCTCCAGAATAGGTGAGAGGAACACCCAGATATTCGTGGCCCTGCCACGTCACCGAGTTGTCAGACTTGAAGTAAACGGTCCCATATGCACCGATAGGCGTCAGCTCGAACAGCTCGACCCTACCGTCAGCGTTGAGCTTGTGAGCGTCGCTGATATGGGAGGCGGGGATTGCAGTCACGGGGGTGAACTACGCCGTGGGCGGAGATGTGGTCGATGATGTGTTGGGAGTTACAAAAGCGGAACCCCCGGAGAGCTTGCGCTGTCCGGGGGTTCCGTGAAACCTGAAGCCGCTTGAGTGCAGAGGCTGATCTTCAGGGTATACTAGCCGCCGACATACACCTTGCCGGGTGCGCGGGTACCGATCTCGGCGAGCCGGTTGGTCGCCTCCGCGGCCGAGAGCAGCAGCGGGCTCATCTCCCACGGCATGCTGCCGTATTCGCTCTCCTGGAACGACAGGTTGAAGCCCTTCGACATACGCACCTTCGGAAACACCGCCGTGACGGGTCGGTCGTAGTTCGACAGCGTGCCGACGATCTTGACACCGAAGAGCTGATCGGCGTCCATGGACGCCACGGCCACCGGGGTGACCACCCAGACGCGCGAGCCGATCGGGAACGACATTCCCGCCGGGATCGCGTACGCTCCAGCGATAGGAACGGTGTAGGGACCGGTGCCGGTGGCCGCACCCGAGGTGAGGGTGGGAAACACATAATCCGTCTCGCTGCCGGGCCGTTGGATCAGGATCGTCGAACCGGACGGGATGTCGCCCGTCGCCGTGATGGCGCTGTTGGTGTCACCGGGGACGGGGTCGCTGTTGATCGAGAGCGACACAGCCGCGGCGTTGGCCGCCGCGGTCAGCACGCCACGCTTCACCTGCACCGCCTGCGAGCTATCGAGCGCGGCCGCGCGAAGCAGGTTCTGGGCAGTGATCTCGTAGACGGTGCCGGTAATCTGCGCCGACACGTTCGTCTTCTTCGCGTCGACGAGCGCCTGCGCGATGCCGTTTCGCAGTTCGATAAGCGAACTGTCGACGCTGATGGCAATCTCTCGGGCCATGCCGACCGAGTGAAGGTCCGGCTTGAGGGTGAACACATCGGTCGTAAAAGCCGGAGCGACCATCAGGGTGGCGCTGGAAAGGAGAAAAGCGTTCTTCTGGACGTCAGCCACGATGGCGCTCCTGTATGACGAAACTTCAGCGCCCTCTCTGAAAGCCGTCATCACGAAGAACCATGTAAAGCGCGGCCACCGCGCTTCACCAAATCTAAGTCCCAACTGCACATCGACTGGTTGCAGTCGTCGTCCTAGGTGGTTGCCTGTCAACCGCCGGAGTAACTACGTGTCAAAAGACCGCAGCTTCACCGTTCGGGTACCTCGCGAGATGTACACCGAGCTTGCCGAACTGGCCCAGGCCGACGGCCAAAACCTCAATGCCAAGGTCAACCAGCTTCTTCGCCTCGGGATGGGCAAGCATGTCTCGCTCGACCAGGCGCTTCGCCTGCTTCTGATCAAGGCCGTCGTGGAGACCGAAGAATAATGGAACGCCCCAACTCCACCATCACGATCGGCGACCGCGAGATCAAGATGAGCTACGGCTTGTTCAACGATCTTCAGCGCATGGTACCCGATGTTGAAAATGCCATCACAACGGTGCTGACCGATCCCTACGCCCGGGATTACCTAGTTCGTCGAGCACTCACGCCGGTTAAGAAGTCCGTCGAGAAGATCGAGGACTTGATCGACTTCGATGAGCTGGATGACATTGGTCCGAACGAAGTGTCGGACCTGCTCAAATGGATCACGGAGCACCTGCTGTATTTTTTTCAGCAGCAGGCGAGCGAACTCGCTCGCCTGGGCAACCAGTTCAAAGAGGCGCTTCCGCAATTGGCGCTCTCGACGAGTGGTTCTCAGGCCTCAGCCTGAACGACGCCATCTGCTGGGCATTCAATGTTTGCGAAGATGAAGCCGAGAAGCTGTACTGGGTGTATAGCTTCTATGAACTGAGCCAGCGGGTGCGATTGAAATATGGGGAGCTGGCCGCGGTCCAGCTCACCCAACACAACAGCTTGGTTCAGATCATCAACGCAGCGCTGGGTGGCAAGACTGACAACACCGGTCCTAGTGCGCCGCCATCGAAAGATACGATCACGCCAGGGGCGGCCAACCTCGAGGCGGCTGTGGCTAAGATCAACAGCGTTCTGAGCTTCTAGGTAATGACGCCGATCCGGAGGCCAAGCAGCACATCGCTCTTGGTCACCGGCCGGCCGTCGAGCAGGTCATCTGAGAGAACGGCAGCACCGGTGATGAACCGGCTCTGCTCGAACGAAGCGCGGATCTTCCGGTCGAAGGCTTCGCGATCCAGCGGCTCCATGGCCGCCCAGACGGTGCCCATATCCTGCAAGCCATCATCACGTTCCAGCCGAGTGACGGGATCCACGACCTTGATCCGCCGCTCCCACCGATACTGGCCGCTGGGTTCGAAGAGCCGGAACGATTGCCAGACGGTGCCTTCAGCGGCTTCGGATGGCCCGTTGTCGCCGAGGATATAGACCTGGCCGGCAGGGGTACGGACGACCATGCCGAACTGCAGAGCAGTCGGCGCCGGTACCCGCAGAACATGCCGCTGCTGCACGAAGATGTAGCTGGGGATTTGCTGCTGGTCGGTCTCGGAGATAATGCCCTGAATGGTCCCCGATCCACCCTCGATGACGGTGAGGGGCACCTCGAAACGGCGACCGACTTTGCTCAGACTGACCATCATGAATATCCCGGATTATGCTCAACGAGCGTGATCTCGAACGCTTCGATCAGTCCACCCGAATTTGGAATACCAGCCGGCACCGCAACCGCGGCATCAAATCGACAGGTGAGCGCACCAAGGTGCGGATGCGTCCACGAAAAATTGTCCCAAACCCCGTTGGACTGATAGAACAGCTCGAGGCGCCGCGCATTGATCATCGGCTGCGTCGTAGTGTCGAATAAGCCGTTCGACTGCAGGAACCACTTCATGCCGTGAAGGGTGACCTTCCACTTGCGCTGGTACGGGATGGTGGGCTTGGCCGTGAACGTCCAACCATTCATGCTGATGCCCTTAACCGGATCTGGTGGCATCAGCTCCGGCACAAGACTGTTCGGGCAGAAGTCGAACGTGCCGGACACCCTATCCTCCTTGGCTTACGTGTTTGATCAGTTTCTTGGTCGTGCCGTCCTTGAGGATGTCCTCCTGGATCGTGACGAGCACGTCGTTCGGCGTAAGCGATGGCCTCTGCTCAGGGGCCACGACGTAGACAGCCATTTCTTGCTTAGGCATCTGCTGAACCACGGTGGGCATCTTCTTCAGGCCCTCGATCGCCATTTTACCACGGCGATTGAGGTCGCTCACGAACTCGGCACCGAGAGAATCCACGGCACTCTTCCGCAACACGAACTCGCCCTTCGCCAGCTTCGCATTCACGCTGTCACGATTAGGCACCCCGTTGCGGACGAGACCACCGGTGTCGTAACCGGTGATGGGGCCACCTCGATATCGGAGAGTGGTTGGCATGAAACTGGCGCCGGATGCACCACCGATCGAGCCGCCGCCGGCGGTCCCCGCCGAAAGGCTGGTCGAGGTGGATCCGCCAAAAGAGCTGCCGAACATGCTGAAGATTTGCTTGAGGAGCATCAGCGCGAGCTGCTGAGCCAGCAGCTCTTCAAGAGCGCGGATCACGCTCTTGACAAAACCCATGAACGCCCCACCGGCGGACTGTGAGCCGCTGATAATGCTGGAGAAAAAGCCACGGAACCCCTCCCCAACCGCCGCGACCGCGCCACCCAGGTTGTTCTTAAGGTTTTCGGCGAAGGTGTTGTTGACGCCATTCGCCTGAGCATACGCATCGATAGCAGAACGGAGGGAGGCGCCGAGGGTTGGCGGTATAAGCGTCTCGGAATGGAAGCTAGCCTTGAGATTGTCATTGGCGACTGACAACTCGTCGATCTGCTGCGTGAGCTTCTCGACTTCGATATTCAAAGTGGCGACTTCAGCAGTCGATGCCCCCTCACCCTTTGCAACCTCGATACGCGCCCTGGTGTCATTGGCGAGCTGCTGCAGTCGGGCGATGCGGGCCTCATTGGCCGGGATAGCGGCGCGATCAGCCTCATCCCGAGCCAAACCCGCCCGTCGGTCCGCTAGTTGCCGTACGTAATCCGGCACCTTACCATTGAGAGATTCTCGATCCAGGCCGCTGCGAAGTCCCTCTGCAATACCGAGTGCTCTCTGAGTGGGCTGGAGTGCCTGATCAAATTCGCGATTGATCTGGTCTACCTGAGCATCGATATATTTACGGAACCCATCGTTGAGGGCACGCACAACCTGATCGGTCTTAGCGCGGATCTCTTCAGCGACCTCCCGGCGATAGAGTTCTGCCTGTTCCCCTCCAAGGCCTCGCTTCGCAATCTCGGCGTCGGCCAGTTGGTTACGTTCGTCAACCCAACGATCAAGTGCCGCCATCGCGGCCTCACGACCCTCGTCGTAAATTGCAAGGGCCGACGCCTGCGCAACATCCTCGAGCGCGTCCTTGATATCGAGTTCGGCCGTCTTGAGTTGTGAACGCTCAAGGAACTGATCGTTGCTGAGCGCCTTGTTCTGCGCACGCCTGGCGGCGCCGGCAGCCTTGTTGGCCGCACGGTCACTGGCCTTCTGCTCAGCCGAAGTCGGATCGACGAGCGCCTGTACACCAGCTTTGGCAGAAGCGACCTGTTGGCGGAGATCCTCAATGAATTCTCGATCACCTTCACGGAGCCCACCAGCGTTGAGCTTCCTCTCAAGCTCACGATCGAACCGATCAAGATCCGCGATCGGAGCATTGAACAGCGCCTTCCGTTCACCAGGTTCCTTACCAGTCGCCTGAGGGGTGATCTGTCCGATCCTGGCCTGGACACCCTCAAAAAAGTTGCTGGCTTGCTGACCGTAATTTGAAGTCGCTGCACGGTTGAAGCTCAGCGCTTCTTGAGCGCCTCTCTGCTGAACCCCCAGCTCGACAAATCGTCCAGCCGTGGTGGACAGACCGAGAAGCTGGCGCGCGATCGTCGGATTAGATTTGATCAGTCGATTGGCAGCATCGGTCAGGATTGCTGCATTCGCGTCCCGTGTGGGATTATTAAGTGCCGCACGCTCAGCGGGCTTAAGCAGCCCATATTCATTGCTCGTACGAATGGCACGGATTTGCTGGCCACCTTGCCGGTTAAGGCTGTCGCGCTCAAGTGTTACAGCGTTGATCTGTCCTTGAAGAGCAGTTCCTAGGGCTTCACGCTGCTCCTTTCTGTAAGCTCGAAGTGCGTTGACTAAGTCATAGAACTTGTTCTCAGTAGTTCCTAGCTGAACGGCCAAGCCCTCAAAGCGCGAAGTGAGAGTTATCGTCTCAGCCTGAACAAGGCGCTGATTATTGGCGATTGAGTTTTGCTGAAGTAAAAGCCGGGCTATTTCTTGGTCGAGTGACGAAACCGTTTGCTGTTGAGCGTCCAACTGTTCAGTTGCGTCTTTAGTGGCCGTCGACAGATCGTCAAGGTTCGCAGATGAACCCGAAACACTATCGCTATACGCGATCCACCTCTCTCCCCAACCACGTGTATTCTGATCCAACAGCCCCAGTTCGCGGCCCGCAATGACACCACTATCGGCAACCGTGAGTAGCGCTTTGTTTAGGGCGGAAAGCGCGTCGAGAGGCCCAGGGAGGCTGTATTGTTGGACTTGTTCTGCGACTCCAGACTTGGACGCTTCCTCGCGGAGATCCTTTATTTTCTGAATACCATCACCGGCAATGGTGAGCACGCTTTTCAGGAAATCGACCGTATCCTGCAACGCTCCAGAGGCGGAAGTGCTTAGGATGTTGGTGAACCGAGTCCATTGTGCAGACAGCGAATCCATTGCCTTGGCGTTCGCTTCTGCGGCAGCCCCTTGTCTCGCAACGGCGACCAAAAGGTCGCCTAACGTATCCTGTTGGTTGCGAAGGACCAGATACGCTGCAGCCGCCCGGGTTTCGAGCGCCCCATAAGCTTGAGCGGCACCAAATCCTTTATCGGTGAGCGTCTGTAAAACGGCCGGGAAACCGCGGGTCTTGACGTCGACATCAGCCAAGCTGATGTTGAGCCGATTGAACTGTTCGAGCAGCTTCTCGCTTGGATTCTGTAAATCGACAAGCAGTTGCCTTAGGCCGGTGCCAATTGTTGAACCACTACGAACACCAGCATTAGCTAAGGCACCAGCGGTTGCAACGAGTTGCTCAAGCGAGATGTTTTGCTCGTAGGCGGTAGCTCCAACATACTGTATTGCAAGCCGAACCTGCTCAATGGTCAACTTGGAACGGTTCAACGCGGCGACGAGAACGTCAGAGACGCGAGAAGCCTCGCTCGTCTGGAGGTTGAATGCTGAAATTGAACTGGTTAGCACATCCACGGCTTCGGCAGGGCTGGAACCAGACGCTGCGGCCAATCCAGTTACCGCAGCAAGAGACTTCTCCATGTCACTTGTAGAGAAGCCAGCTTGAGCAAGCGTTGTAGCTGCTTTGGTGATCTCAAGGGTTGAAAATTTTGATTGCGAAGCAACGTCGACGATTGTGTCTGACAAAGATGCGAGTTGCGTTTCTGTCGCGCCGGAGATCGCCTGGAGGTTCTTCAGCTCGTCCTCGAACTGAACGACGAACTGCAACCCTTCCTGCACGGCGTTGAAGGCGCCATATGCGACGCCCGCGGCGGCACCATACACAGCGGTGCGAGCGAAGGCGGCGCCAGCATAGCTGGGGGTCAGAATATTCTTGATCGGGCTGCCCTTGTCCCGCCCTGCCCCCCGGCTTTCCGCCTCGGCCAAGCGCTTGGCCGCGGCCACCTCTTGATCGATCAATCGGAGACGAGCCCGCTCCAGTTCGATCGTGCGAAGAAGTTCCTGCTTCTCTTCCGCAGAGGCCAGTTTGTAGCGCTGCCGGGCGTCGAGCAGACGTCGGCTTGCTTCCACGCGAGCATTGGTGAGGTTATTCGCCGCCTTCTCGGCAGCGATCTCGTCGCGCAGACCGTCCTTGCGAAAACGCTGGTCAAGGCGTGCGACGAGATTGCGTTGTGCCTTTTCCTGCCGTTCAATGGCGGCCGCTCGTCGTTCCTCGGCCGCCAGATCCTGGCGAAGCGCTTGGCCGCGGGCCTTTTCGATGTCGAGGATCTCGTGGATCTTGCGAGCTTCTTCACCGGTAGATGTCTTCAACCGATCACGGGCAGCCGCGATGAGGCCGGCGTTGCGGATGCGGGCCTGCTCGAGGGCCTCGGCGTTGCCGGAGGCACGCAACGCGGCAACCTCTGCGACGGCTGCATCCTTCCTCGTCTTCAGGGAGGTCTGATGATCCTTCAGCGCGTCCTTACGGCGAAGCTCGCGCTCCTTGTCAGCACGGGCATCATCCTCGAACTGCTTGCGGTTCAGGGCAGCAACCTGGGCGGCGCCGATCTTCTCGGCCTCGGTCAGTTCACGTCGCGCCGCCAACTGGCTGGAGCGGTAAGCCTTGTCCTCGTCAGCGGCTAGACGCTTCTGCGCCTGAACCTGCCGGACATCAGACAGCTCGCGGGCGCGATAGGCCAATTCGACCTGAGCCTGCTTACGAGCCTCATCGGCCCCCTCCCTGGCGTTCTGTCGATACGAACGGAGAGTCTCGGCGCCCTTGTTGCGGAAATCACCGATGGCTTTGGCAAGGCCCGCCTGAGCATCCGAAAGGGCGTTGATCTCGTTCTGGAAATTGCTGCGGCGCGGATTGAGCGTCGCTTCGAGCAACGACTTGCGGGCCTGCTGGACCTGAGCTTTGTCGAAGGAAACGTCGATGCCCTTCGACCGGCGGGCCTTCGCCTCGAGCCGCTCCAGCTCGCCGTCCAGGCGGCGAAGATCGGCGATCGCCCTTTCCGTGTTCTTCTTCTGGTTCTCGATGGCCCGCTTCGGAAGGATGCCGTCTGCGCCTCCGCGGGCGATTGCCTTATTGATATCATTGAGCTTGGCCTGAAGCGCGTCCGCCGAGGTGGTCGCGTTGTCCAACGTCTTCGCGTAGGTAGCCGCTTGGCTGGTCGCCCGGGCGAGGCCGGCGTTCTGATTGGCCTGGGTGATCGGCTTGCGAGCGTCCGCCTCAAGCTTTTTCTGGAGTGTGTTAACCTGACCCAATGCCTGCTGAAGGCCAGCGACGGTACCACTCAGCTTTTTGTCGAACTCCGCGGCACCGAGCGTGGAGTCATTAACGATCTTGGTGATTGCACCCTGGATCTTCGCGATCTTGGTTTCGATCGCAGCAATAGCTTTGACGATGCCGGAGCCATCGACTTCGAGATCGACATTGCCTTCTACGGTGCCGGGTTCGTTCGCCATCGACGAGTGTAAAGATCGTCGAGGACTCCGACATCAATAGAAAAGGCGCTGCACCACTTTTCAGGTGCGCCGGCGCGTACGACCTGCCGATCCGACACCATCCGTTGCGCGGCGAAGCTGGCTGAACACAGCCGTTGGCACCGACCTCGTGAGAACGAACGAAAGGAAGGGCTCCACCGTGGGGCGATAAGGCACGTTGCGCGAGCGGCCTCCGGCCAGGTGGTGCCCGATCTTCGGGTTCTTCCGATGCACCAGATTGATGAGCCCATTGCTGCGACCGTCGCCGGCCTCAATGTCACGCGGGTTGCCGGTGGATAGGGCGGGCAGCATCGAGGGTGTCAGATTGCCGAAGGCACGGACCTCGATTCGACCGACCGCGAAATGGCCACTGCCGTCACGGCGCAGCACCTTATCCTTCTCACGGACGAGCCGGATTCGTAGTGGGCCGAAGAAGCTGTACCAGGAGGCGTCGTTCTTCATCTCGTCGCCGAGAGCCTTGCTGCGCTCGAACCAGCGTTTGTGACCATATTCGCGCTGCTTCCGACGCAGATACTTCCTGCTGCGGGCGGCCCAAGGCTCGAGCATCGAGCCAAGTGGTATTCTCGATCGGACGGGATTGCCTTCGGTGTCAAACTCCCCAGTATTGGCGAGTGTGGAGAGCGAGCCCTGGAATCGGGCGCGCTCGATGCCGATGATGAAGCGGTAGTAGAGCTTGGCGATGTGCTCGATTTCCCGATGCACGACCCTCTGAATCTGCTGACGCATGCGTCCCTTCAGCTCATTATAGGTCTCGCTCGCTGCGACCTCGCCGACGTCCTCGACGATCGTGTGGGCAAAGCTGAGGCCGGTCGCGCGAATGTTCTTCTGTATCTCCGGCCGGCCGCCGGTGCGGCGGTTGAAGGTGAACCGAAAACGAAGGGTTGGATTGTCGCTCACGAAGCCCCACCGGTGGGTGATGATCAGCTCGATCTATAAGTCTCTCGTCCGCTCGACCAACGACATTGTCGAGGAGATCAAGGCAACCACCGGCCATCAGGCGCTGCAATATTGGTCGTGGGAAAATCGGCAGGATGAGGATAAACTTCCCAAAGAGACGTTGATCGGCGTCGACGGCTTCGCCTTCAGCGAAAATCAAGGCCTCTGGGTGGTCCGCTATTCGATCGCGCTATCGAGCTTTCAGGACGCCCACCTTCTCCGCGAGATGGAGATTATCGACATCATCCATGCCCACACTGGCGAGGGACAGAAGATCAAGCTCCTCGACCCGGTCACCGGGCAGGAGATCTCTGAAATGGTGACGAGCGCGTGGGATATGGCACCGATGGCGCAGAGCGAAATCCGGAACTACCGGGCGATCTCTATCGAACTGCTGCGGACGGGGCAGTCCTAGCAGCGACCTGACATCTCGCAACCAGCTCGAGCAAGCGCGGCAATTTCTGCGTCGCGCTGTTCTCGTTCACGTGCCCAACGTCGTCGATCAGCATCAGAGGGTCTTAGATCGATCAGATACTGCGCGGCCTCTTCATCCGTCTTGAACTTGCGGTCAGTTTTGACCGACACCAATATTCTACGCTCGAGATCTGTAAGGCGCTGTACCGCGGTGAGTGGCTTGGGGTCGTCTGCGAAAATCAAGCCGCTGATCATAATCAGGACCAACAGACCTCCGGTAATCTTCCAACCGGTGATGAGGACGGAGGTTTCAGATGGCGGAGCAGGTCTACTCATACCCCCTGCCCTAACCCGCTGCGATCACCCGGTAAAGGGGTCGTCCGGCGTCGTCAGCAGCAAAATGTTTCCGATCGAGACATCCGCGCCGAGCGCTGGGTTCACCAAGCCGACCGCGTCGTCAATCAGGCCTTGGAGGAAACCCTGGACCGCAGCCCAGTCGATGTCGGCACGCTGGTACTGGTTGGTACCGTTGGCCTCCTTCGAGGCGAGGCGAACCTGCATCGTCGGGATCAGGGCGAGCGCGGCCGCGGCTTCAATGCCGTCAGCGATGACGAGTTGCTCGTAGGCCGAGGCGTCGGCGAAGGTGTCAAGCAGGTCCGAGCTAACTCGCTCCTGAAACGCTAGGTACGCCCTGACCATGCCAATCTGATCATCGGGCAGCTCGTGCGCCTCAACGCCGAGCTTCGTGCGAACGCCATCTCGCTGGATGCCGAATGGCAGACGTGCCTCAATCGAATAACGCAGCTCGCCAGCCTGGGCCAGGCTGCCGGCGGTGTAGCTCCAGCTCAGATCTCGGGTGCCGTAGACCACCCCGCTGCCGAGCGTGTTGGCCGAGCCGGGTACGGTGATGATGGCGGAGACGGCACCGGATGCCGGCGTGAACGAGCCGCTGGTGACCAGGTTGCCGGCCGTGTCGTGGACCTGCCAGGACACGGCCGCATCAGGAAACCCCGTCGCGAACGAGATAAGGTGGGTCAGAGGCTGACCCGACCGCATTATTCAGCCTTCGCCCTGGTCTGGCGTGGCTTCGGCGCCGGAGTGGGCTCGGGCTCGGGCTCGGGCTCGGGCTCGGGCTCGGCGCTCTGCTCTACGAGCTGGTCCACGTCGGTGTCGTCATCGACCACCAGGCCGAGCTGCCCAGAGGTCAAGCGATCCTCAATGAAGCTGGTCAACTTCACAGGCGTGGGCGTGAGCGGCTCGATGGTCTGGTCGGCAAAGACGTCGACCAGCATAAATTCGCCGGACGTGATGACGGTTACGGTCGTATCGGACATGACTGCTCCTGAAAACGGGGCGGCTCCACGGAGCCGCCCCCACCCCACCGCCCGGGATCAGGCGAGATGCAGGATCTCGCGGGTGTCGCCGAAGGGCAGGCGATACCCCTTGTTTTCGGTCTTCACATACTTGACCGTCTGGTTCGTGACCGAACGCACCGACTCTTCAATGTCAGAGCCGTTCTCGACCAGCTCTTCCACAGTCTCGGCCTTGATGAAGCCGATCAGCTTGGAGGCGGGCGCGGTCGAGGAGAGCGCAAACCTGACGTTCAGGTTGAAGTTGGGGTTCTCGACCGCGGTCGGCACGCCGGCCTTGGCGAGGATCTCCATCTGCGTCGGACCCTGGTTCGCCGTCGGGGTGGCGAACATCCGGATCCACTCGAAATAGAGGTCGTAGTTGCCGACCACCGTGTCGACGGGCACACCGGCCTTCGCCCGGTTCACCAGCCAGCGCAGGAAGATCTCCCAGTTCATCCGGCCAGCGACGATCGTCGGAGGTGCCGGGAACTGACCAGCCAGGGTGGTTGCGGTAACCACAGGCGCCGCAGCGTTCACACCGTCGCCGTTGATGAGCAGCGCGGTCGCCATCGCCACCTTGCCGATCTCGACTTCGCGCTGCATGCGCGCCGCGTAGGGAGTGACGAGATCGAGGCTGGCGCGACGCTCGAATTCGTAGGTGAACTGGATGCCACCGCCGAACTTGTAGAACTTCACGCTCTTCTCGGTCGTTCGGAGCGAGCGAACCGGAATGTTCGACCCTTCCGCGATCACGCCGGTCTGCTGGTAATCAGCGTCCTTGTCGTCGACGACCGTGGTCACCAGCTCGATGCCGTTGATCGTCCGGCTCTGGCCCACGATCGAGGACACCTGCTCGAGCCCCTGCTGGCGGTACTTCCACTGCAGAATGTCGTCGATCACAGGCGGGAACAGAGCCCGGGTGCCGGGGTACGTCTGGAACGTCTCCGCCGCCGCCTGGAGGAGCACGCCGTGCTGGAAGTCGTCCCGGATCGGCAGATTGAGGAAGGCCAGCGCCGCCTCATAACCATCGAGCTTCGAGCCCTTGAACTCGCCCGTGTCCGTGTCGATCGCGAGCCGCAGATAGTCCGGCAGCGAAAGCTGAGCAGCCTTGGCGTTCTGGACAAGCATCTGCCCCGCGGCGGTCGAGGTCGCCATGTTTTCATCGCGCAGGCCCGCGAGCAGAGATTCAGCCGGCTTGCGGTTGCGGGCGATCTCGAGAAGTGCAGTCGGCTTCATGGTAGGTGTTACTCCTTACAGCTTCTCGACGACGACATAGTCGGTGCCGGTTTCGACGACGCGGTTGTCCTTGATGTCCTGGGTGGTCGCCGCCTTGACGACGCCCGCGGTTGCGGATCCAGTGACGCTCTGGCCGACGGCGATGGTGTGGCCGGAGGCTGCGGGCAGCTTGTCCTTGAACTTGCGCGAGATGGTGCCGACCTTGATGCCGAGCACCGCCCGATCTTCGTACGCCTCAAGGCGGCCGAAGATGATGTCGTTGTCACCGGCGAGCTTGACCGTGTTGGCCGCCGCAGTGTCGAGCGCCACGGCCTTGCCGACATCATCAGCAGTCACCGTGCCCGAAATTTTGTAGGTGAACTTGAAGTCCTCGAAAGAGAACCCCCACGAAACGATGTCACCCGGGGTGTAAACCATCAGTTGAACTCCTTAGAGGACGCGATTGGAGAAAGCCGAAGCGACAAGACGCGGCTTCTTGGCGCCATCTTCGTCTTTGGTGGTGCTGGAGACGCCGCCAATCGGCAGCACCGAGCTGAGAGCGCTGGTCTTGTCGACAAGCGCCGCCTTGAGTTCCGCTGCTGTCTTGGGCAGCTTGTCGTTGGCGAGCGCCTCGGCGCCGGAGGCGACAAGCACCTTGTTCAGCGTCTCACCCAGGAAGGCGAGCGCCACGGCATAATCCTCGGCGTTGGCGGGGGCCGCTCGAGCGGCGTCGCGCTCGGCAGTGAGCGAAGTCACCTGCTCGCTCAACTCGGCGATGCGGGAATTCGCAGCGTCACGATCTGCGGTGAGCGACACGACCTGCGCGTCCACACTGGCCTTGGCGGCAGTCAGCGTCGCCACGTCCGTCTTTGCCTGGACGAGATCGGCCATGAGCTTGTTGGGGTCGAACGTCACTCTTTCTTCTCCCAGCGAAGCGCTCACGATGAGCGCGTCCAATTCGAAACCTTTCGCGGCAAGTCGCATTGCCGACGCGGGCGCCAACGTAGACGCCGATTTGCCCACAATCTTAGGGTTCTTGGCTGCACCGCGCGCAACCAGACTGACCTCTACCAATTGCTGGAGGCCGACCATCCGAACATGGACGCCGTCCTCGCCGATCACATGCCCTTCAGGGCACGTCCGGTCCCATAGATTACTGTAAGATGCCTCAGCACCAATGTAATCGAAGTTGCATTCTGAGCAGAGATATTGACTCGGCAAGAACGAGATAGACACCTCGTCCAAAGACCCAGCATTCAGTTTTTCGATGAGCTGCTTCTCGGTCGCATCGAGGTAGAAGAGCGCGCGAAGTTCAAAGCTGCCGTCCTCGGCGTAATTCAGATCCGAATGGAAAACGCGACCGTGGGGGGCACCACTCAAATCATGATCTGACACGAGCGGCACATGACCGCCATTCTGAATATGATCTGAGATCTGCCGCAGGGTCAGCGGAGTTGCGACCGCACCTTCCCATAGCGTTCCACGCTTGCCCGGGAGCGGATGCGTGTTCAGGACAATCGCCTCGAACACCGCGAACCCCGTCGTGTCGACATCGTCGCCGACAGCCTTCTTGATCAAGGCTGTGAGTTCGGCGGTGAGCGGCAGTTGCTTCATGAGGCGGCTGTAGAAAGCCACCTCTCTCAGGGTCGATCTATGATTGGTGACCCACGCGCAACCACGCTATTAGCACCAGATCGAATAACGCGGAGCCCGTCTGATGCTCTGGTCGGGAACCCATAATCCTGACGGTCGGAACTGAGGAGACGGAAATCGATTGCCGCCGGTCCTCTGCTTGGTCCCGGTAATGACAGGCTGCTGATTGTTCGGAAGGGCCGAACGCGGATTGCCATCCATCAAAAGGTATTCAGCGAGATATCCTGGCGCGATGTCGAGAGGCGAGACCCCTCTAAACAGGGCCTCGGCATGTGCCCGACGCAGAAGAGCACCTCGCCATATAGCAAAGTCCCCGATCACGCCGTCCCAGCCTCGCGTGCCGGAGTTGTTGTTGCCTATCACGACTTTATCAGGAGTGTTCGCCGACCCGCTTCCAGCCTGAACCACTGAGGCTGTCGCGAGAGGCTTGCCGTTAAGGAATCCGACAGGGAGGTTGGAGACCGAGGTCACATCCCAAGCTATCATGAGATGTGCACGCTTTAAGCTATTCGATCCCAATTGAAGTGTGGTTTGCCGAGCCTGGGTGCTAAATGCCCAGTCAAGCCTAAACTGACCCGGGGTAGTACCCCCGTCTATGAACAATTGGTAAACGCCGTTGATCTCGTTGAATAGCCGGCCGAGGCTATTCCCACCCAGCCCGTTCTGATCAAACCAGATTGACCAAGTCGTCCAGCCACCAGGGATTAGAGATCCCGTGACAATCCTGTCTGTCGTTGAAACGCCGAGGGTGGAGTAGAAACCTCTCGCCAAGGCCTACACCGTCTGGGCGAGAACGCCCTGGTAGGCAATCGAGTGGTTCCCGGCCGTGCTGTCAAGCGCGGCACCGGAGAGATTTTCTATCACAAGCCCCCAACGCTCCGGGATTCCACCGTAGCCGAAAGCTCTCGCAAGGCTGAAGGTACCGATCCCGGTCATGCTATTGGCATTCAGGGTGATTGATCCGACATAGACCAGATTGGTCTTTTCGCCGGAGTAGGCTGCATCTGATCCCGATGCAGCTCCGCTGTACGTGGACCCGCCGTCAACGGTCGCGTAGGCGTAGATATTGACCATGCCGGTGCTGGACACACCGGTCGAGTTAGCCTTGATTTTGGCCGTGATCTTTACATCCATGAACAAATTGGATGCATTGTCGATATACGATGACTCTCGCGAGCTAGTGCTTGCCAGCGACGCAACTCCGATCGTAATCGATTGGTTCGCTGTGCCGAATTTCTGTTTGATGTCGGCCACAGATTACTCCCGCATAAGGATCATGATGTCGGCAAGGGTGGCGTCGGCGGTACCCGGCGCATGAAAAGTCAGCCGATCGGTAGCCCCAGTCAAAGCGAGCGTGGTTCCGCTGGTAAAATCCACGACGCCGGTTGTACCGGAGGCACTCCAGGTAATCGTACCGACCGATGATCCGTTTTTCTTGATCGTGATGACTGTCGAGCCGGTTGCCGCAGCCTCCGCTTTTGCGATGCAATTTCCCTCGGTGAGGGTGACGTCATATGGAGCTATTCCGCCGCCAATAACCTCGTTCGCTGCCGGCTTTCCCGAACAGAAGACGGAGAGCCCCTTGACCTGCCCCAATACGAAATCTCCCGCCGGAAGCTCCGACGGGAGACCATTAATGACAACAAGGGGGCGCCGGTTCGCCATTGCCGGTTAGGCCATAACGATCGCCGGGCCAGCTTCGAAATTCACCGCCGTCGCCGAGATAGCGATGCCGAGCGACTGGGCGACGTTACCGGAAGCAGACGGCGCAGTTTCGGTGCGGCCGCCGGCCGTGGTGTGCAGGAACTGGCGAGCACCTGGGGTCAGGCCCGAGAGCTGATCGTTGGTGCCCTCGAAGAATACCGTCGCGGCGGCACCGGAGCCGGCGGCGGCCAGGACGAAGCCATGTGCTTCTTTTCCTGCCGTGGTGGCGTCGGCTTTTCGAGCCTTCACGCCCGAGCTGTTATGAAGATTGACGAAGTCCCCGGCCGATAGCGCTTCGGAGGTGGTGATCGAGGCCGAATCTGATCCCAGGCCGGTCGGCATCATGGTGCTATCCAGCTTGCCCGAGCTGTTGAGCTTGACGATCTTGTTGGCGTCGCCAGCTCCGGCGGACGCGTTGATCGCGGCCTCCTGCTTGGGCACGCCGTTTTCGATTGTCAGAAACTTGCCGTCATTCGCCACTTGGTCTCTCCTCTGGTCACAGCTTCGCGATCAGTTGCATCGCGACGCGCATGGCTTGCGGACCCAGCGGGATCCCAACCCGGTACAGCACACCTGACGTCGGCGGGGTCTGCGTGAGAAGGCCGTTTGCGCCCAACCAGATTGGTGCTGACGTCCAGTTCCACGAGCTTTCGACGATCTCGCCTTCGGTACGGATCTGGACGGCAGCGCCCTGTGCAGCTGCCGCGGTCGTCACCCCAACAATGAGGCCAGCCTCTGCGTCGTCCGGAGAGGCGTAGTAGGCCTTGTTATCGGCATCGACATATACAACACGCTGGCCGCCGAGAGCTTCTCCAGCTACTCGGGTAATGAGCTGGACGTTCCCCGGAGGGCCCGGGATTCCCGTCGTCTTGATGATGACGGTGGCAACCTTAGGCTCGATCGTGACCGAACCGGCGGTTGGCCGGATGATGACGTCACCAGCCATAGCCAGTGATCTTTCCCGACCAGAGCACGTCGAATACCTCGCCGCTCTCATCAATCAAAGCAAACTCGGTCGGCGCCAAAGGTAGTAGGGCGATCTCATCCTTCGTGAGCACGATCACACGTCCGAGAGGATTAGAGGGATCCTGCTCGAGCGGCTCGCGTCGCACTCCTTTGATCTCGAAATAGAGACTGCGCGCAGACAGATCGATGTCGACATCGTCGACATCCTTCATCGTCACCGGAATGCGGACGCCCCCTCGCTTATGGATGCGAATGTCCCCTCGGACATCGACGACATAGGTCTCGTTGCTCATTGCTTCACCGCGTTGGACTTGGCGGATTTGCCACCTTCAGGTGCGAGCGAGCGGCCAAGGCTATCATCATTCGGCGAGATGTTCTGCGTGTCGACGTTGGCCGCCTGAGCCTGCGCCTCCATGAAACCGGTGCCGGAGAGCTGTGGCGCGCCTGCGGGCGGCGGGCGGCCGTACATCTCCATATGATATTCGATGTCTGTGATCAGCCCGAGCGACAGATCCTGTTTCAGCCGGGCAGCCTTCATCACCCACTGAGGTTCCAGCTCGGCCGCCGGGCGAAGCTCGACGGGCGGAAAACGAACCTCGATGCGGCCTTGGTATCCAGAGAGGCGAGCGCCGAGTGTCAGGCCCTTGCTCAGCCCGCCGGCAACGGATTTGTTGATGGCATCGGCGGACAGCGCAAAGAGCCGAGCCTCGGTCGAGGCCGTGTTGATGTTCGACGTCTTGCCGACCACGGCCGGCATAACCTTCAAGGCAGCCTGGTTCTGGCTGTCGAGGACGTCGATCACACCCTGGATCTGGAGGCCGGCGCCGGGGTTCTTGTCGTTGATGATCTTGGCTTCAACGGCGTTCGAGTGGACCAGGGCTTGTCCGGAGGAAAGCGAGTTGATTGAGGCCCGAACACGCGCGACCTCCTCTTCAACATGCTGGCGCAACCGCTTCGGATCGGTGCGAAAGGCAGGAGGTGCGTTCTGCAATAGAACATCTTCGAGCACCGCAACGTCGAGCCGCGGATACCCCACGATCGTCATAATGCGATACAGCTCGTTGATGACCTGCTGCCGTGCTGCGATCGTGTTCAACGCCGCGACGAACGGCGAATATGTGTACACGTCGGTCGGGTTCTGGTGGTAGTTCGAGGTGAAGAACGTCGGGATGTTCAGGTCGATTTCCTGGTTCGTCCCGGCGGGCTTCTGAACCGGCGAGTAGACACCGTTCTGCTTCTGCCGCCATTCAATCGTGGCAGGATCGATCAGACGCAGCTCGCTCGGCGTGTAGGTTTTGTCGAGCACCAACTCGCTTGCAAGCTGACCCCGCAGCAAGAGCCAGTAGCGCATTTCCGTGAGGAGGGCGTCGACAGTCGGCTTTGCGGAAAACCCGATCGTGTAATCATTGGTCGTCGTGATCGCCGCCATGAGCTTGCTGGCCAGCTCGATGCCGGCGGGATCAACTTGCCCATCGGCTCCCAACGCCACCAGCACCGGCTGTGACGATCCGGCAATCGTTAGATAGGCATGAACTGCAGCGGAGACATCGGGATCATGATTGACAAGGTCATTGAGCAGGGTGCGGCTGTCGTTCGACTGCCGGCTGTTGTAGATGTCGACGAGGTGCTGCCGGTACTGCGGCGCCGTCATTACCTCACGCTGCGGATTGAAGCCCGGCACGAAGCCAGCGCCGCCTTTGCGGCCCTTCCCCTTGGGCAGGATGATCTGGGCGAGGCTATCAAGAACTGCCATCAGCCAAGCCTCGACAAGCGCTTCATGCCGGTCGCGGTGCCGGCCAGGGTGCTACCGCCCAACCAGTCGGCACCCGTGATCGAGGAACTGGTAGCGACGGAGGCAGACTGCGTATGGAACATGTGATCACAAACCCGCCGAGCTAGAAGCGATAGAGCCATCGCGTGGAAGAAGTGGTCGCTGCCCGTGATCTTCTTCCACTCGGCCTCGACGTCCGGTTGCTCATCTCGGACCATGTCGCCCAGGTGGGCAATCAATGTCTCCTTGAGACTGGTGTAACCACTCAGCACCATCTTGTGGTGGGAGATGGCCGAATGGATCCGATCGAGGATTAGAGTTCGGTTGGCCGAGTAGTGGGTGATCTGCCCCAGCTCATCCTTGGCGGGCTGCAACACGGCGTTGCCGCGATACTGGACCGGCATGATGACCCCGTTGGTGACGTCGCGTAGCGCGTCAACCGTAGGGGTGAACGGGAAACGGTCGGCAGCGCCCTGGATGATCGTATAGATCTTGCGCAACTCGGCGATGCGGGTCTCGAGATGAGCGATCGGCACGGTCTCGAACAAGCAAAAGACCGGCATGCCGCTGGCATCGTCATAGCTCAAGGTGATGTGGCAGGTGAAACCGATGTCGACGCCCAGGAACACAGGAACGTCGGACGTAATGGTCGGGATGGCGCCACCGACCATGCACTTCTCGATGTCGGCGCGCTGGATCTGAGCGCTGGCTTCGGTGAATGGCTCGCCCAGCACGGTATTGAAGAAGCCGCGGAGGAATCCGTCCTCCTGATATTTGGCGAGCTGCTGGAAGATGTAGGCCGGCTTCAGTCGGCTCGTTGAAAACGGCCGGACCTGATATCCACGGAAATTCGTCCGCCCCGGGTGCATCGGCACCCACTCGCGCAGCGATGGATTACCCAGATCCAGCCGTCGCTGGCATTGCTCACAGCGGACGTAACTCCCTGAGAGATCCAGCGTGGCGATCTGCTGGGCGCTCAGGTCCGTGAAGCTCTCGACCTCGTACGAATAGTTGTCGAGATGGATGAAGGCCGGTGTGAAGCGTGGAATCTGCCAGTGGTTGCAAGCTTGGCACAGCGCCAGATACTCATGCTGATCGGTGAGCGCGTACGATTTGTCGATCCCGAAGCCGACGAAGGTCGGTGTCGAGAATTTCTGCGTCACCTTCATGTCCGAGTTCTGAAGACGCGACTGGTAGAGCGCGAGGATCTCCTGCGGGCTGAGATCGACCTCATCGTGCATGAGGAAATCCGCTGATGTCGATGTCGCGTCACCCTCGGTACAACCGGTGATGTATCCGAAGCTGTCGCGGATCTGGATCTGATCCCGTCGCCGAACCGGATTGCTGGCGACCGGGGGATTGAACACCTCGTCGGCGTCGAGGATCGGCTTGATCCTCGCGTTGTAGGTCCGGGTGAACATGCGCTCGTTTGGCAGCGTGAAGATGCCGGCGATCGCGTTGCCACGGGTGAGGATCGCGAGGAACTTTCGGATCTGGACCTCAGTCAGACCGACCTGAGAACACTTTTTGACCGATAGGTCCGGGTGCATGTCATCGGCGATCGCCTTCTGGAACTGGTAGTCCTCGAAGGTGAACGGGCGCTTCTTGATGGTCGTGTTGGCGACGATCCAGTCGCCCATCGACATGCTGGCGCTGCCCTGGCCGAAGCGCACCTTGACGGTGTTGTACAGGTCATTGAACATCGATGATGCTGTGGCGAGCCAGGCAACGATCAAACAATAGCTGATAAGATCCGGTGGTCGGCCCACCAACATAAATGACCAGGTCTTATACGATTTTCGCGTTGAGTCTGATCGACTGGTGACTCAATTGGACCCGGCTATGACCGAAGCCTTCCACTATCCGACCTTGCGATTGGGTCTTCTCCATGGGATGCTGCAGCTCAAGGAGCGGATCGACGCCGATCCTGACTTCCTGAAAAGCCCATCCTGCCCCTATGACCCCGAAACCGTCGAGGCGCTGAGCAAAATCTACGCCGCCAAGGTGATCGAAAAAACGATCATCAAAGGCGGCAGCGACGGCGTTGAGAAGCGTGGCCGCGGCCGGCCGGCGACGAGAGAACAAGCGCTCACCGAGGACCAGTCAGACGAACTGGAATTGAACGCAAAGGAGCTTCTGAAGGAGCTGAAGAACCTCGGCGATGGTGGCAAAACCCTCGAAACCGGGGAGCGCATCCAGATCATCAAAGCCAAGGCCGCGCTCGTCGAACAGCTCCTCAAGGCCCAAGAGCGCGTCCTCAACGTGAAGAGGATCGCCCAATTTCAGGCCGTCGTGATCACCATCCTCGACGATCTGATCGATGAAACTGGACGCGACGAATTCCTGAAGCGCCTCGAACCCTACCGCGACTAATCCCCGGAGACACTATGAGCATTTTCCGCGACTTCGCGCCCAAATACTGGGCCGCCAACATCCCTGCCATGCCTTTGAAGGTCGGGTCGAAGGCTCCGATCCTGAATGAGTGGACCAACTACGGCAAGATCATGCCGACCAAGGCGGTTCAGGAGCATTGGCTCGACGCCTATCCGCGCTCGAACATCGGCCTGCCCTTCGGCCCCGCATCCGGTTTGTGCGCGATCGACATCGACACCGAGGATCAGGATCTGGTTGATGCGATCATGGACTGCCTGCCGGTGTCACCGTGGCACCGCAAGGGCAAGAAGGGCATGGGCCTGATCTTCAAATGGTCGGGTCAGAAGAACTTCAAGGTCCGCTCGAACGAGGGCATGATCTGCGAATTCCTGGGTCTGGGCAATCAGATGGTTCTGCCGCCGTCGATCCACCCCGACACCGGTGAGCCCTACACGGCCAATGCGGATCTCTGGGACGTCATGGACAAGGTCCAGCCGCTTCCCATGGACATCGAGGAACGTCTGCGCGCCGCGCTCGGGGTTCAGGGGTTCTCGCTGTCGAATGAAGGCCGCTCGGCGCCGAACGTGGTGGTCCCCCAGGGTGAGCGCGACATCCAGCTCGTCCGTCATGCCGGCTATCTCGCCCGGGTCGTGCTGGGCATCGACAAAAAGCACAAGTGGTCGCTCGCCGAAGCGATGACCCATATGTACACCTGGGTCGAGGATTATACGGCGAGCGCCTCTGGCGACGACATGGACCCCAACAAGGGCGTGTCGAAGCTCCTTGAGTTTCTGCTGAAGGACATCGAGAGCGGCCGGACCCTGCCTGAGGGTTGGGATAACGGGCTGACCAGTGAGCAGCGCGAACATCCCACGATTGCCGCGATGCTCGAAAAGAACGAGACGCAGCGGTGGACGCTCACGAAGGCCCGTGCCTGGCTGTCCGAGAACGTCGGTTTGAAGCCGGGTGACGACGACTGGGCCCTCGAGCGCTCGCTCGAGATCATCCAGAAGGTCGCCAGCGACGAGAATTTCAGCGATTTCCATTTTGCGGCTCTGATGACCGAGATCGATCGGGCGCTTGGTGACGTCAAAATGTCCAAGCCTGCGATGAAAGCTGCGTTCAAGCAGGCCCGGATGGGCGACGGTGACCCGGACGCTGATCATGAAGCGATTGCTCAACGCATGATAGACGACATATCGCGCTTCGGCGAGCTGCGCTGGGCGCAGGGCTCATTTTGGCAGTGGAACGGGTCGTGCTTCGGCCAACTCACAGATAATCAGGTGTATCGGGACATCGCCCGCAGTGTGAAGGGCAACGTGCTGTCAAAGCGCCACAGCGATTACAGTGCACTGGTCAAGACCGTGAGCGTGCTGGCCGAGACCAACCTGGTCCAGAGCCTTGAGACGGGCATCAACTTCGCGAACGGGTTTCTCGACAGTCAGGGGGTGCTGCATGAGCATTCGCCGAAGTTCGGGAAGACGTTCACGATGCCGTTCAACTATGTGCCGGCGCGGGCGACCGAGGCGCACAAGTGGTTCGAGTTTCTGGAGACGGTGTGGGGGGATGATCCCGACTATAGCGCGAAGGTGCTGGCGCTGCAGGAGGCGTTTGCGGCGACCATGTTCGGCATCGCGCCGGAATATCAGCGGGCCATCCTGCTGTTCGGGAAGGCGGGCTCTGGCAAGAGCCAGATTCTGGAGGTGCTTCGCGAGATGATGCCGCCGGCGGCGGTGTCCGCGGTGCCGCCGCATATCTGGAAGGAGCGCTTTGCCCTCTCCGATATGGTGGGGAAGACCCTAAACGTCTGCGGCGAGCTGCCCGAGGACACGATGATCCAGGGTGATGTGTTCAAGGGAATCGTTGAGGGGAGCGTGCAGCGCTCGGAGTACAAGGGTAAGGATGCGTTCCAGTTCACGCCGATCGCGGCGCACTGGTTTGCGTCGAACTTCCTGCCGAGGTCGGCGGACTCGTCGAAGGGCTTCACGCGGCGGTGGCTGATCCTCGATTTCAATTGGCCGGTGCCGGCCAGCGAGCGCATTCCTGATTTTTACAAGGTGCTCGTGGCCGAGGAGCGCGAGGCGATCGCGGCGTGGGCGGTGCAGGGGTTCAAGCGGCTGGTGGAGCAGCGTGATTATACCCTGCCTGACAGCCACCAGCGGCGCATCGAAGCGGTGGTGCGGTCTAACAATTCGGTGGCGGCGTGGCTGGAGCAGTCAGAGAAGGTGCGGCCGACCGGTGATAAGAAGGATACTGCTGATGCTCGCACCTGCTTTGACATGTATGTCTGGTACATGAAGGATGTGTCTCGTGGGTTCAACGTCACCTACGAACGCTTCAAGCAGATGATCGGTGACTACGGCTATGAGGTTGCGGATTACACCGACCCCCTCGGGGTCATCCGGCAGAAGATCTTGGGTGTGAAGGTGATGACGCCTCAGATCGATGAAAAATGGACAAGGTGAGGAAAAGGCCCCGGTTTCGGGGCCTTTTCTTTGTGTGGGTGTGGTTCTGGGTATGATTGTTGGTGTGGTCGGGTTGGGAGTTACAAAAATAGCCGAAAATTCCCCCCAGTATTTTTAGGATGATCGCCCCCACCAACGGCGATTTTATGGCAGAAAACCGTGCTACCCTTCATGTTTTGACTTTCGCTTAGCTCGATTGAGTAGACCATTGCTTTAGCTAGTGTGTCTATACCGAGTTGATAGCCGCCCACCGGGCAGGCGCCTCGCTGGACATCGCTGAACCCCGCTTCCGGACTCGGGAGACGTGCGTGCCGATGACACGCTGACAAGGGGAGAAGTGTGTCAGCTGTCAACAAGGTGAACTTGGGAAATTTCCCAAAACTGAAATGGAGTAACGGACATGACGAAAGTTACCTTTGATGCCGCTTCCTTTGGTTCCGACATTGTCAATTTGAAGCGCGCTACTACGGGCGTTGACAATGCCTCTAACCGCGTTGCGCGTTCCGCCTTTGCTGCGCTCTTGACTGGCGCAATGGATCAATCGGCCATCACAACGGCGGTTCTCGCCGCTTATGGCAATCCCAAAAAGAAAAATGGGAAGGCCTCGTCTTCCCTCTCTATCCTTCGCACCATTGGCGCGGAACCGGCGGAGAAGGCCTTTATCGCGGTCTTTGCCATCTTTGGCAAAACCGTTGCCGGCGAGGACGATTGCGAGAAAACACAGGCCTTCCGTGCCGATGTCCGCAAGGCGATTGTCGGCTATGTTTTGGAGGAAAAGGACGCTCCCAAGCGCCTTTATGCCTTGCGCGACATCATCAAGGCGATGGAGGCGGAATATATCGCCTCGCTCATGCCTGAAGTGACGGAGGAAGCGGAGGCGGACGCCAAAGCGGAAGCCGAAGCGACGCAGTCGGAAGCCAAAGCGGACACGTTGGCGGACATGGCCAACAAGCTGACGCTTGCTCTGGAAAGCGCGGACGTTGCGGCCATCATTGCGGCGGAAAGCGCCATTGCGGCCCTTGCCAACGCGATCAATGCGGCCGCCGTCCGCCGCGTGGACGCCATCGCCGCCTAATCCATCGGCCGGGTTTTGGGAAATTTCCCAAAATCCGGCCTCACCTGCGATGAGGAGCGTGTTCGTGAGGACGAATGCCGACATCTTCGCCGACCGCGGCGACGCTTGGGACAGTTTCCGTTGCGTGTGGCCCGCGACGAGGCGCGAGGCTGAGATTCTGGAGGAGCAGCGCAAGCCGCAACCTCCATCACGCGCCCACGTCAAGCGCCTGAAGCGCGATCGCTCGCGTTTCGACGATCCGCCACGCGAACGGCCGCTTTCCGAGCACGCGAGGCAGCTGCGCGGCCAACGTGAGAACCTGAAAACGGTTCTCGCCGTGCTCGGTGGATCCCGGACGATCGCGCCCCTCTAATCTGGGAAATTTCTCAAATGATGATGTTCTTCACCCTCTGGCTGGCGCTCGTCGCCTATTTCGCGTGGCGCATGTTCCATGTGCGCCCCGCCTATCCTCGCACCTATCGGCGTAGTCATGGGCGTGGTCGGGTTCGGATCCTGCGTCGTGCTGGATTCGCACATTTGACCAGGTCTTTTTGACCGTTAGCCGAGACATTCCCAACCGGCTCTGACATCAAGGTCGGGCCACACAGAATTACCAAGTTGTTCAATTCGCACGAGATTCGTGCCACGGGAGTATATTGCCATGATCCTCGAACAAGATCGTCTTGCCGGTGCCGTCCACATCGCCAACACCGAGTTGCGCGAGCGCCGCGCCGGCAACGACCACGATGCTGACCGCGCCCACAACCGTCTTGTCGATGTGGTCGAGGCATCCCGCCATCCGCACCTGTTCCTCAATGATCTCGTCCGCCGTCTCGGGCGCCATCGTTCGCTCGACATCCAGGTCGACCGCGAGGTTGTGGACTTCGTGTTGCCCCATACCGTCCGTCGCTGATGTTGTACGACATGGACCTGCTCAAGGGCCAGACGCGCTACGACAGCCAGAAGTTCCTGCGCGTCTGGTGCAATTTCGAGCCGAACTGGCTCGAGAAGGCCGAGAGCTGGGAGTTGGCCGTCGTGCTCGCCACTCCCGGCTTCGCCTATGATCACCATTGTTGGGCGTTCGCCTGGAACTGGACGATGCGGGACCATGTCGTGCCTAAGCTCATAGCCTACTGGGCCGACGATCCATCGGTCCAAAGGGCCGCCCGCGCCAACGCCGAGAGCATCACCATGGAGGATGGTCTCGACTATCTCCAGGCGCTCCTTGAGACCAAGCGTGGTTATGGTGGCTCAGTGCCGCTGTGGACGACGCTGGCGCTGCAGGGACTGCGAGATGGTGGGATGACAGCCGCCGAGATCGCCAAACGCTTCCGGACCACGTCGGAGCGGGTGACCAAGTGGTGGTCGGAGCGCCGGTTCGATCCGTTGACGGGCTTGGAACTGCCAGTGGTTGGGAGTTAGGCGTGGCCAACTCCTTTTATTTGAGAAAAAACTGCATTTGACCAGGTCATATTCAAATCTGCCTAATTCTTGGGCATTTTTGGGCGAGTAATAAAATTACAATCTCAAGACCGTCAATCCTCTATATATTCCATTCATCCGGCTTAAAGAAGAAGAAGAAAAAGTATTTATATAGGGTATTTGACCAGGTCAAATGCAGTTTTTTCTCAAATAAAAGGAGTTGGCCACGCCTAACTCCCAACCCGACTACATCTTTAGGGCTAGATTCATGACCTGCGATTCCACAACTCACCGGTCGCACACTAAAGCACCGCTCGGCAAGAAAACGAGCCACCTCGGCGCAACCCGCGATTGGCTAAGTCTAAAACTCGGCGAGACCCGGACTTTCAGTCATCCACCGACCTTGAGTGCTCAGGAGCACTTCCAGGTCATCTCGACCCGCGCTCAACACCTCCGGACATACCACAGCGCCATTTTCGACGTCTCGCGCCACCCGGACGGCGAGGGCATCACCATCAAGAGGTTCGCATGACCGACACCACCCACACCCTCAAGCAGGTCCGCGACCTGCTCGCCGACCCTTCCCGCTGGACCAAGGGCGAATTCGCCCGCAACGCCAAGGGTAAATGCACCTTATATGTCTCCAAGGACGCCGTATGCTTCTGCCTGGACGGGGCTTTGATGCGCGTCACCACCAACGACCCCACCTCCTACAGACGCTCTGTCAACGCTGTTCGAGAAGCGATCAGCCGCAGGCACTACCGCGACGGCTACATCACCTTCAACGACGACCCCAACACCACCCACGCCGACATCCTCGCCCTAATGGACGACGCAATGGAAATCACCAATGCCAACGCCCGCTGACATCCTCAACTACGCCGCCGACGTCGTCCTCTCCTCGCCAGAGAAGTGGACCCAGGGCGACTACACCCGCGTCGCGGACGACCGCTCAGGGGCTTTGTGCTTCTGCGCCCTCGGCGCCCTTCAAAGGGCCACCCATGACCTGACCGGCTACAAGCTCGACGAGGCCTATTACGCCGCTCGCGAGAAGCTAAACCGCTTGGTCGGTTATAGCGTTGCCGAGTGGAATGACCACCCCGACCGCACCCACGCCCAGGTCATCACCGCGCTCAAGAAGGCTGCCGCCGATGCCTGAGTGCCTCCGCCAACGCCTCACGCGCCACGCCAACAGCGGCGGCCACGTCGAACTCTTCTTCCCGGGTGACATCACGTCCGAGGAAGCCATCCTCAAGAGCGTCGGCCCCGACCACATCGAAGTCACCCTCCACCCTCACGGCGTGCACCGCGACCTCGTTCCGTTCGCCTCGCTGAAGGTCATCAGGATGCTCAACCCATGAACGCCAACGCCATCCTCAACCACGTCGTCACCGACATCCTCACCGATCCATCCAAGTGGACGCAGAACGCCTGGGCCCGCAACAGCCAAGGCGAGCACGTCTATCACGCCGACGCCGACGCCATTTGCTTCTGCAGCCTGGGAGCCGTCGAGCGCGCTGGTCGCAATCTCAACGCTTCGGACGAGGCCATAAGCGAAGCCTATGCCGCCGTCGTTCGCGCCACCGGTGCCCTCACCATCGCCAAATGGAATGATGCCCCGGGACGCACCTTCGACGACGTCATCGACGTCTTCAAAAAGGCCGCTGCACAATGACCCGCCAAGAAGTCTTCGACACCGTCGCGGTCGCCCTCCTCAAGCAGGGCAAGCCCTCAATGACACTCTCGGGCACCTGCCTCTACCGCGCCGCGGACGGATCCAAATGCGCCGCCGGCCACCTCATCCCCGACAATGAGTACAACGACACAATGGAGCGCCACCGAGCCAGCGACATCAACTCGCCGACCTTGCTCGCCATCATGGACGACGTTGGACCGGACTTCATGGATCACATCCAATCGGCCCACGACGGCGGCCAGATGATGGCTGGCAACCACGACCTCCCGGAACACCTCGTGTTCGCAAACCCCGCCTACGAAGGCACCGCCTGGCTGTCCAACTGGAAAGCCCGCATGCGCCTCCTGGCCGCCCACTACAACCTCGACGACAAGGTGCTCGACGCATGACCACCGCCGCCATCGAAGCCCTCGACCGCACCATCGCTTTCTTCACCGCCAACCCCAACGCCTGGATCCAAGTCGAACTGGGAGGCATTGGCCGCCGCCTTGAAACCGGCAAAGCACGCGCCGTGATCTATGTTCACAACCTCGCTCAAGCAGACTGCTTCTGCGCCATCGGCCGTCTGGCCTACGAACTGGGCGAACACCGGGTCGACATCGCCCATGATATCGTCGGTGATGAGATTCTCGAACCGCTCGGGATCGGCGACACCGACCACATCTGGATGGTCAACGACGGCGCCAAGTCGGTCGACGAGGTTCTCCCCGTCCTCAAGGATCTCCGGGATCGCCATGCTGCCCTCCACGCCTAACGAACTCCGCGCCCACCTCCACGACGCGCTCGCCGCCCGCGACAAGGCCCTGGGCCGCAACCCCAACCACAAGTCCACCAAGACCGCCCACTTCGAGTGGCTCCAGGGCGTCTACCACGCCCTCAGCGCCACCGAACACCCACTCCACACCGTGGTCGGCGCTTGGGTCTTTCTCGCCGCTGTTCACAGCGTCAAACAGGTTCTCGCATCATGATCGACTGGACCAAACCCATCCAGACCGCCGACGGCCGCCCCGCCCGCGTCCTTGCCACCGACATACGCTCCAACACCGACCACACCATCGCGGTGGCTGTGCTTGAAGGAGACCATGAATGCGTAGTGCTACGTCGCCCGGATGGCACCACCACTTGGCCAACCACCGGCTGGAACATCATCAACGCCCCCGAGCGCGTCAGCCGCTACCAGCTCTTGTTCCCCGCCAATCGGAGCTTTGGCTCGACGTGCATGACCATGCGGGCGGTTGGGGAGCAGCGGCGGATTTTCTATCCGGGCGTGCCTGTGGTGATCATTGAGCACATCTTCGAAGGCGACACCCTCATCGACACCGTGATCCATCGCGATGTCTAAGCTCTTCCCGCTGATACTCTTGCTCGCCGCGGCCTGTACCGAGCAGCCCAAAGAAGTCTGGGAGACCAACCAGCCCCTCCGCCAGAAGATCTTCCTGGAGTGCCTGCGCACGGTGCCGCCCGGCCCCCGAGCCACCCAGTACAACGACTGGGACGAGGTCGTCGAAGCCTGCGACAACACTGCCTATTACCAAGCCCAGTACAAGGTGCTGAAGCGCTAACGCTTCCTCGCAGCCCTAGCCGCGAAGAACCACCGCACCGCGATACGCTCCGGATCCACCGACATCGGTAGCAACCGCACCTGATCCCGCATTCCGCACGACCGGCACCAGTACCGAGCCACCCGCTCGACCTCTGAGCCGCGGCCGCAGCGGAAGCACCAAACCCGAATCATGAGTGAGAACGTACCATGAACGATGCCCAGCTCAAGGCCCTCGGCCGCATCACCACCGCCCGCGCCAAGCTCGACGAAGCCATCACCCTCATCCTCAACGGGGCCGACCGCGACGTGATTTTCAACCTGATCGATGAAGGCGAGCGCTTCGCCTGCAGGGCCGCTGAGGGAGTCCGATATGACTACGGCTGGAACGAAGATGACTGACGCCGCCACACTCCTGAAGAAATTTGAATATTGGGGAGAACACCCGGACCACTCCATCAGTGATTGGAAGTATGAAATCGAAAACGATCATACTCGTCTCGGATACTGGGACTGGGTAGCATTTATGCTCAACGAGGACGTCAACGATGACCTCGAAGACTGACGCCGCCCTCCTCGTCCGCGACGCCCTCGACCTGATCGACCGCATGGACTTCGTCGCCGACGGAGACGCCGAGGACGGCCGCCTCTTCGTCGTGTGCCACGACGGGCTCGAGTTCCGTGTCCAGGTGGAGATTTGGGAACGATGAGCAGCGCCTACTCCCGCGCCATCGCCGCCGGCGCCACCGACGACATGATCGCCGCCGAAGCCGCCAAGGTCCGCGCCGGCTTCTACGGCAGCCGCAAGGTCGTCCGCAACATGGTCCGCGCCCTCGAAATCCACGCCTGGAACAACACGCCCGAGGAATGGGCAAGGTTAGCGGGAGCACTTTCATGACCGAAAATGACATCCTCACCCTTGACCAATACATCGACAAGCAGTTCGGGCCTGACGACGACAAAAAGGCGACCTATGTCGATCGCATAAGGTCCGACATTCGTTCCTCTGTGCGGATCATGGCATGGATCGGGGGAGCCCCACCAACAGCACTGGCTCAAACAGATCGTGGCCCTTGGAAGGGTTCATTCGACACCGACACGGGCGTTTTCGAACCTACCCACTTCCTGCCTGTCGATCAGGCCCGGATCGAGCATCAGCAGGCGCTGCTGACAATGTTTTCGCACAAGACGCTGCCCCCAATGGCGGTGGGCCCAATCGAGCGCTATGTCGAGCATCGTCTCGACCCAGGTTATTTCTATCGGGCACTCCTCGAGAATAATGCAGTCGCTGCGATTGGATACGGTGATCATATCGCCGTGTCGATGATCCACATCGTCTACAATCATCTGATCCACAAGGTGGACCCACAGATCTGGCGTTCGCCGGAAGCCGTGCGTCGCCATATCGGATACTGAACATGACATCCACCGCCCGCCAACTCCGCGCCAAGATCCTCCGGCGCAACCGCTACGCCACCCTCATCCGCGAACTCGACACCGAGATCGCCACCGACAGCCGCACCTACTGGCAGGAGCAGGGCTACAGCGTCCTGCCGCGGCCTGAACGTCTCCATCAAGCTCTGGGAATCTGAATGAAGCCCACCATCATCTTCACCGTCGGCCCTCCAGGCGCCGGCAAGAGCACCTACGCCGAGGCACTGGCCGGCCCCGACGTGCTCCGCCTGGAACGTGATCGCTTCCGCGAGGCAATTTTTGGCTCTCGCCGCAGCTACCACGATGCCGTCGCCAAGGACCGCCGCCTGTCCTTCATGGTCGGGAGCACGATGTTCTCTTGCATGTCCGCTTCGCTACAGGAGCGGCTGCACAACACGATCATCATCTCTGACACCAACATCTATTGGGACGCAGTCAAGCGCTTCCACACTCTCGCCCAGAAGTACGGTGCCAAGGTGATCGTGGCGCTGTTTCCCACACCTCTCGATGCGCTCATCGAGCGCAACGAGACCCGCCCCGAGGAGCACCGCGTCCCCGTCGACGTCATCACCAAGATGCACCAGGATCTTGGTCAGTCTTTCCCGTGGTGGAAGAACAGTGGCTTGGTCGACGAGGTGAAGGAATTCTCATGACCACCTTTTTCACCATCCTCGGCGTGATGTGGAGCATCGGGTGGGTAGCCCTCGCCATATGGGCAGCAGCCTTCTTGATCGCGGAAGGAGAGTGGGTGCCAGGCATTCTGGCAGCGCTCATCGGCTTCCCGATTGCGATCTTTGTCGCTCTCCTGCCCTGGGCCATTGCGCAGGACATCGCCTCGCCCGACCTCGCCACGCTCAAGAAGGGCGAGTGGGCCTGCTCCGCCACACGCACGGAAACGACCATGATGCCGATCACGTCCGGAAAGACCACCACGATGGTGCCGACCACGCGCAGCGTATGCACCGCCTACGTCCGCACCGGTTGATATGAAACCGACCACGGCAAAGCCCAAGCATTGCAAGCGCTGCACCAAATATCATGCCGGCAAGGTCGGCACGCGCTACGAACATTGGTGCTGTTTCCAAGGCCGACCAGCGCCCCGCGCGGTGGGAGATTGTAAGCTGAAAGGTGATAAGCAGGAGGAATAGCTTTGGCCCTCCACTTCGTCTGGTTCCGCGGCGACGAATACAACCGCGCCATCGCAGTCTTCGGCAAACCCGACTTTATCCACCGCGGTTGGGACCGCCGCGCCCAGCGCGAGATCGCCGACGATGATGTCGTGATCTTCGCACGGGGCGAGCACGACCAGCACATCCACCCGTACAATTTTCAGGACATCAACGAATGATCACCGCCCAGCAGATATGTGACGCGGCCGAGATAGGCACGCGGCCGCCCAACAAGGCAGATGATATTATCCGTGCCCTCGCCGACGCCTATGTCGAAGGTGGGATTGAGGCCGCCAAGCAGAAGTTCGTTGAGTACGATCACCAACCGTTACTGGTGGTTGTCGTTAGCGCCGGACGCTTCCGCCAGGCATTGGTGCGATTAGGTGTTCAGATATGAAATTCTACCTCACCCCCGACGGCACCTACGTCGGAACCCAGGCCGAATGCAAAGCCGCCGGCGGCGACTGGCGCAACCCTGTCGAGGTGCCGACCGACAAGGACGGGCTCATGGTCTACCTCAATGAGCTTGTCCTGCGTTCGCCCAAAACCGAGGATTGCGGGATAACCGGCCTCTCCAATGAGCAGATCGACGCCGTCGCTGCCGGGTCAATAAGCCCGCACGAGGCTAAGGTACTGGCTGCGGGTGGCGGTGAAGCCGACATCAGGCTCACCGACGAGGAACGCAAGGAACTCGAGCACCTCCGCAGCCTGCGTGTGGTGCTCAAGGATCATGATCCGGCAGAGGCCATCCACGACGCCGACGGCGCCCAGTTCGCCCTCTATCTGGAAGCAACCCTGTGCAGGCTCGGCGAACTCCGCGCCGAAGGCTGGGACGGCCTCCGCGCCCTCGCCCGCAACCACCGCAACGGCCGCGGCTCTCTTGAGCGCGGCCTGGGATATCTCCTGCTCGAAGCACCGGAAGCTGTCGAACAATAAGACCCGGTCATTTCGCCGATCTTCCGCGACACCCACCAATATTTTAGACAGGACACTAGTCCATGACCGACATCCGCTCCGCGCTGCTGCGCACCGCCGACTGGCTCGAAGCCAACCGCGACAACCACATCACCGGCCAATTCGCCTGCGACGCTGAAGGTCGCGAAGTTCTACCTGACAGCTCTGACGCGACCTGCTTCTGCGCCCTCGGACGCCTATTCGTCGAAGCGGGCATGTCCTGTGATGATTACGACAGCGCTTGGCTCGGGCTGGATGATGTTCTCGAGCCGCTGAACACCGACACCACCCAAGTCTACGACCTGAACGACAGCTACGATGAGAAGTTCAACGAATCTCTCAAGTTCAAGCACCGCGCTCATTTCCGCGGCAACCCCGCCGTCATCACCTATCTCAGGGAACTCGCCAATGCATGACATGCTTCGTCAACAGCTTCAGCTCGCAGCGCTGAAGCGCATCAAGCCGCTCCCCAACTATCTTCTCCGTGACGGCTTCCGCAAGGAGCCGCGTAGTCCAATAATTGCGACCTCCTTCTTTCACGACCGCAAAGGGAACCGGATTGATGTCAATATCCGCGCCCCCGAGCAGGGCCAGACCATCCGCAAGACTGGTCTGCGTGAGCAGGCGCGTCGTCTTCGGCAGGAGAACCTGGCATGATTCAGATCACTTCTCAACAGCGCGACAACTTGGCCAAGCTCGCTGAGTACCTCGCCAACCTTCCCGCCGACTATAGTCACTTCAAGATGGAGTCCTATACGGGAGCCTTCAATGCTCATGGATTTTATGACGAGGATGAGGGACCACAGCTACCGGCCGACGCCACAGCCGAAGCGGTACACACCTGCGGGACGTGTGCTTGCGCCGTAGGGCACGGGTTGCTCGCAGGGATCCCGGCGTTCGAACACGAGAAATGGTGGGATTACGAGAAGCGCGCTTTCGGTGTGTCGACGAACGACTACGGCGAACATTATTCGCTGTGGGAACGCATGTTCGGCCCCGAACATCCCGACGACCCCCACGCGGCCGCCCAGCGCATCAGCGAAGTTCTCCGCAACGAAATTGAGGTTGTCGATGCTTGAGATCCTCACCACCGCCCTCACCCAGGGCCGCACCGTGGCGTTCGACTATGACGACAAGCCCCGCGTCGTCGAACCCCACGCCATCGGCACCAGCACCAAGGATGGCTCGATCATCCTGCGGGCCTATCAGGTGGCCGGCGAGTCCTCCCGCCCGTTACCGTGCTGGGCGCTCTTCACCGTCGACAAGATGGTCAACGTCGAGATCTCGCCCTTCGTCCTGAGCGAGGCGCCGCGCGAAGGCTACAAGATGAACGACCGGCAGATGTCATCCATCATAGCGCAGATCGAATTGCTGACGGAGCTGGTGGCGTGAGGCTGCTTCTTCTCGCTCCGTTGTTCGCATTGGCAGGGTGCGACGCCGCCAGCCAAACCGCGGACACCAGCTACGAGCAGAAGGTCCACAGTGGCCAGGTCGCACTCGCAGCCGTGGCTCCTGACGGCACCAAGCTGTGGGCGGTGACGCCGCCGGGTAGCACTCGTCGTGTCTATTTCGCCGCGTCGGGTGCGCAGACCAGCCACACCGAGCACTGTGGGAAGAACTGCAACAAGACCGTGGACGACACTGTTCCCACCAAGGAGTGGTGAATGCCTAAATATAACGTCGTCTTTCAACGCGAGGTGACCGAGATCGACCAGGTCATCCGCGAGGTGGAAGCGCCCGACCAATCCGCCGCCTATCGCATAGCCTCAGGCATTGCCTGGAACTTCAACGACGAGTGTCCCGACGACACCACCACTGTCTCCAGCAACAACTGTGGCGAATGGAAGGTTGAAGAAATTCTCGGTGGTTGAGCCAGTTCTCACTCCACGAGAGCCAAGCCTCACGGCAGTGATCGACACCATGAGCACCATCGAAGCCCGCGTGCTGGATATCATCGATGACTTTACCGAGATCACTCGTCGTGACGCTGCTCTCCATCTTCATTGGATGGATCGCGCCGAACTCGCTCTCACGCTCGAGAGCGAGTTCGGCATCGAGATCGATCCTGACGCAATCCGCACCATCAACGACATAATCGAGGCCGTCCAATGCGGGCTCAACTAAGCATCGGCCAGCGCCGCTGGGTCTTCACGGACCACAGAAAAATCTATGGCGAAGTTCTCGAACGCGACTTCGACAACGACAACAACCGCCATTGTCCTACCGCAGAAACGCTCGACCATCTGAAGCAGACCGGGCGTCCGGAACTCATCTACTAGGAATACTCCCATGTTACTGGAACAAGAAACCCGCGAGGTCTCCTCGCAGGGTCTGATGCAAACTGCCAAGGCCACAATCAAGGCCACCCCCAAGATCTTCAACTTCTTCGCCGATCAGACGTACGCCAACAAACCAGTTGCCATTGCTCGCGAACTGGTCGCCAACGCGATCGACGCGCACACCGCCGCCGGCCGCGCCGACGTCCCTGTTGAAGTCTGGTTGCCGAATGAGCTGGATCCCGTCTTCCGTGTCCGCGATCGCGGCATCGGCATGAGCCACGAGTTCATGATGACGCGGTTCATGGCGTACACCGACGGGTCGACAAAGGACCAGTCGAACGATCAGATCGGTGGCTTCGGCATCGGCTCGAAGAGTCCGTTCGCCTACACCGACCAGTTCACGATCCGCTGCACGCATGACGGTGTCGTGTCGGTCTACACGATCTTCAAGGACGAGGATGGTGTGCCCGCGATCGGTCTGCTTGCCCAGGGCGCCACAGAGGAGGACAACGGCGTCGAGGTCAGCTTCCCTGTCGCCGCCGGCGATTTCGAGGTGTTCGCCTCCGCTGCACAGACTGCCCTTCCCTATTTCAACCCGCTGCCGATCGTCCACAACGGTGAACTGACCCCTCCCGATTACATTGCGATCGGCAAGGGCTGGGCGATGCGCAAGGAGGCCGGCGCCCTTGGCGTGATCATGGGCGGCGTCCGCTATCCGGTCGATTTCTACAGCCTCGAATATGGCCTGCGCCAGGACGACCGGCTGAAATATCTGCTCGACTACGGGCTCGACATCAATCTGCCGATCGGCGCGTGCGGCGTCGCTCTCTCCCGCGAGGCGCTGAGCTACGACGACCGCACCTCGGCGTCGATCCGCGCGGCGCTCGACGCCATGCTGGACGAGATCGTCGCCAGCTTCGCCACCATGTTCGATCACTGCGAGACCTGGTGGGAGGCGCGTGCCGCCCTGCACAAGGAAATCGGCGACAGCTACAACAGTGGCGACCGCACTGGGCTGCTGCGCAAGAGCGCCTATTGGCGCGGACAGAAGCTCGACGTTGACTTCGCCGTACAATTCCCGATGGGAACGACGCACTGGCATGTCTATGCGAACGGCAGTCGGAGTGCGAAAAAGAGCCGAAAGAACGCCAAGTGGGAAGGCTGGTACGGCAGCTTCAAGCAGGCCACCTTCCAGTCGATCATCATCGACGATCTGCCGCTCACGCCCAAGTCCAAGACGATCCAGCGGATCAAGGCCTATCTCGAGGAGACCTGGCTGAAGAAGGACATCCTCGTGCTTCGTCAGTACGACCACACCAACGTGCAGGCCTTTCTGGATGCCCTCGGCAATCCGCCCCGAGAGGCGTATTTGCTCACCTCGGAGCTGGAGGTGCCGGAGATTGCCCGGCCGGCGCGCCGCGGCGATCGCCCCAAGGTGCGCCTGTTCAGGCACGGAGGCCTTGGACTGGGAACAGGCTATGATCAAACCAATCGGGTCAATCCCGATGTCTACAGCAACTATGCCGTCGAGGTGCCCTACACCGATCAGCCGGACACCGGCATTCTCGTCACCCTCACCAACTTCGAGCTGCCGTCCGACTTCTTCCAGAAGATGGACACCGGTCTCATCACCTATGACGAGCTGCACTTTGCCAACCAGGGCGATGCTGCCAAGCTCAAGGGCTGGACGTCTTTCGACGACGAGTTCAATCGTCGCCTAAAGGACGCGCTGTCCCTCTATGCCGAGCTACCTCAGCGCCTCGCGCTTTACGGTAGTGATCTCTCCCAACTGTTCAGCTTCATTGCCTCGAACAAGCATCGCTTCAGCCTGACGCCGACCCAACATAAGTCGCCGTTCGGCCGCATCGTGGCGCTCTACGATCGCTACATCGCACCCCTCAGCCCCGAGCAGCGCAAGCTTGCTCGCTTCGTCACTCCCACGCTGCCGAAGCGCGTCGATCCCGCCGCGCTGCTCGACGCCTTCAAAACCAAGCAGGCCAGCGCTGTTCGCCTGCTCGAACTCACCAAGCACTCGCTGTCCAACGACACCGATGCCCGCATCTTTGTGGAGATCCTATGATCCCGTACACGCTCACCGAGAATGCCGTGACCGTCGTGCTCGACTTCGTCCCGCACGTCGTCCCCCGCACCCATGTCAACTGGGACAAGATCATTGCCGCGCTGACCAACGGCGGCACGGTCGACACCGTCCGTCCGCTGATCGACATCCCCGCCGCCGTCGCCAACTTCATGAAGGGCGCGATCGAGATCAAGGACCGCGCCCTCTACTGGAACGGCCGGCCGCTCGACACCAGCCTCACCCGCCGCATCCTGCAGCACATGGACGGCAACAACCCGGCGCTCGCCGATCCGCTCATCGCCTTCCTCGAGAACGTCATGGAGAACCCGAGCTATCGGGCCGTCCAGGGCCTGTTCGAGTGGGTCGAGAAGTCCAGCCTGCCGATCACGCCGGACGGCTACATCCTCGCCTGGAAGGCCGTGCGCGAGGACTACACCAGCATCCACCAGACCCCGGGCCGGGTCTATGACCACACACCCGGCAATATCGTCGAGATGCCGCGCAACGAGTGCGACGAGGATCCAGAGCAGACCTGCTCGACCGGCCTGCACTTCTGCTCCGCGAATTATCTCCGCAATTACGCCGGCGGCGGCAACCGCTTCGTCGTCGTCAAGGTCCATCCCCGCGACGTCACGGCCATCCCGAAGGAGTATGGCTGCGAAAAGGGCCGCTGCTGCTGCTATGAGGTGGTCGGCGAAGTCCCGAAGGAAAAGGTGCCGGAGTTCTATCCGAACGCCTACGTCTATGACGGGACATTCACGGACGAGGAAGAGGCGCCGTCTCCGCTCGACCTGAAGGTCGGCCAGAGGTGGCGTACCCGTGGGGGCGACATCGTCACCATCGTGGGGAATGACGGCCACGAGGCACATCCCTGGGACATTCAGCACAAAGATGGCACCTTTTTTGACTACGTCAATGACGCAGGTCGTGTTTGGGATGATATTGAGTCTGAAAACGACCTTGTCGAGCTGATCTCCCATCCCGCCTTCGACTACAAGGTCGGCCAGGTCTACCGTCAGCGCAACGGTGGGACGGTTACAGTCAGGGCGATCGAAGGCAGCTATCCTGCTGCCGACGATGGCTCGCCATACGTTGCAGTGTTCTCGGACGGTCATCTTCGCACCGCTGAAGGCTTCTTCTGGGGCCGTGATCAGGAATATGAGGCCGACCTCATCGAGCTGATCTCCGAACCCGAGATCAAGGTCGGCGACGTCGAGTGGAAGATCGGCCAGATCTGGGAACGCCGGGACGGTCATCAGAGCACCGTTAGCAGGATTGGTTATTCCCTCACCGGCTTCGGTAACGTCGTCTATTTCGGTGACGACGCCGCCGTCTGGGCAGGAAATGGACGGGTCTATTGGCACATTGATGGTCCCAACGACGTCGTCCGCCTCATCCAAGACGTAGCCTAACGTGAAGGCGGCCGGCCAGAGGCCGGCCGCCGACGGAGATCGCGGA